GACTTAGGTGCTTCAGGTTCTGAATGGAAAGATTTATATATTGATGGGGTTGCTTATGTAGATGCAATTAACTTTAATGGTACTGCAATTTCTGCAACAGCAGCAGAACTAAACATCTTAGACGGAGTAACATCTACAGCAGCCGAACTTAATATTCTTGATGGAGTTACTTCAACTGCTGCAGAACTTAACATACTTGATGGAGTAACATCAACAGCTGCAGAACTAAATATCCTTGACGGAGTAACAAGTACTGCTGCAGAACTAAATATTTTAGATGGTGTTACAGCTAGTGCAACTGATATTAATTTAATAGATGGTATAACAAACGGAACAGTAATAGCAAGTAAAGCTATTATAACAGATTCAAACAAAGACATTACTGGTGGTAGAAATATTACTATTAGTGGTGAATTAGATGCAGCTACATTAGATATTAGTGGTGATGCAGACATAGATGGAACATTAGAAGCTGATGCAATTACTATTGGTGGTGTTACACTAGCAGAAACAATTAGTGATACTGTAGGAGCTATGGTAACTTCTAATACAGAGTCAGGAATAACTGTAGCCTATGATGATTCAGATAATACATTAGATTTTACAGTTGGTACATTAAATCAAAATACAACTGGTACAGCAGCTACAGTTACAACAGCAGCACAACCAAACATTACAAGTCTTGGAACACTTACAACACTTACAGTTGATAATGTAATAGTTAATGGTACAACAATAGGTCATACAGACGATACAGATTTAATGACTCTTGCTGATGGAGTTTTAACAGTAGCAGGTGAAGTTTCAATGACTACACTAGATATTGGTGGAACAAATGTTACAAGCACAGCTGCAGAGTTAAACATCTTAGATGGAGCAACAGTTGTTGTTGGTGAACTTAATTATCTTGATTTAGGTTCAACTGCTGTAGGCACAGCAATAGCTTCTAAAGCTGTTGTTTTAGATTCTAATAAAGATTACACAGGTTTAAGAAATTTAACAATTACAGGTGAACTAGATGCAGCCACTTTAGATGTAAGTGGAGATGTAGATATAGACGGTACTTTAGAAGCCGATGCAATTACAGTAAACGGAACTGCTTTAGCAAGTGTTATAGCAGGAACTACAGTATCAAATGCAACACTAGCTGCTACGACTACAGTTACAGATAGCACAGCAAACACAAATTTCCCTGTAGTCTTCCATGATGAATCAAATGGTTTATTAGATGACACAGGTGCTTTAAGATATAATCCAAGTACAGGAGAACTATTAGTTCCTAAACTTACTGTAGCAGGAACAACCACTACAGCAGATACGGTTACTATGGAGGCTTCAAATGCTATTATTTTTGAAGGAGCTACAGCAGATTCAAATGAAACTACACTTAGTATTGTAGACCCAACAGCAGACCATACACAGTATTTAATAAACCAAGGTGGGTATATTCCAGTCTTGGCAGCAGCTACAACAACTGCTATTACTTCAACACCAGCTGAACTTAATATCTTAGATGGTGTTACAAGTACTGCAACAGAATTAAATTTATTAGATGGCTCTACAGCTAACACAGTTGTAAATAGCAAAGCAGTTGTTTATGGTTCTAGTGGAGAACTAGCAGGTACGTTATCTACAGCAGCACAGACAAACATTACAAGTCTTGGTACGCTATCAACCCTTACAGTAGATGATATAACAATTAATGGTTCTACTATTTCTGATAGTGGCGATTTAACTGTAGATGTAGGAGGAGATATTATTCTTGATGCAGCTGGAGACCAAATAAGATTTAAAGATGCTGGAACAGAAGTTGGTCATATTAATATGGATTCTTCAAATCTAACAATTAGGTCAAGTGTATCAGATAAAGATATTATATTTACAGGAAACGATGGTGGTTCTAGCGTAACAGCCCTTACCCTTGATATGTCAGAAGCAGGTGCAGCTACTTTTAATAAAGGTGCAACTTTTGGTGGTGATATTACAATTTCAGAAGGCACACCAGCAATAAATTTTACAGATACCGACAATAATTATGATGCTTCTATAGCAGGCTTAAGTGGCTCATTAGTATTAACTGCTGATGCAAATGCAGAGTTTGGCACTGAAACAATACAATTTCATACAGGTGGCAGTGAAAGAGTTACCATTGATGCCTCAGGAAATACAACCTTTACAGGCACAATCAATGGCGTAGGTATAGCTTTTAATATTACAAACTTTTCAAACAGTTTACTTATTAGTAACGATGCTGGCACAGGTACTTTAGATTCTGCAAGCAACAACACAGGCGTAGGTTTTGAAGTCTTTGATGACTTAACATCTGGTGATAATAATACAGGTTTTGGTGAAAGAGCTTTAACAAGTTTAACTACTGGTAGTAGTAACACAGCTATAGGTAGAGAAGCCTTAAAGGTTAATACAACTGCATCTAATAATACAGCGGTTGGAAAACAAGCCCTAGCATCAAACACTACAGGAGCTTATAATACAGCTGTAGGAACAAGTGCTTTAACAGCAAACACTACAGCAGACTTTAATACAGCTGTAGGTAGAACTGCCTTAGCAGCCAATACTACAGGTGCATCAAATGTAGCTGTCGGTGGTAATGCTCTTGATGCTAACACCACAGGTTCAACAAATACAGCTCTTGGTACTTCAAGTTTAACAGCAAACACCACAGCAGATAACAATACAGCTGTTGGTGCAAGTGCTTTAGCTGCAAACACTACAGCAGATAACAATACAGCAGTTGGTAAATCTGCTTTAACATCAAATACTACAGGCTTTGCAAACACAGCGTTAGGCTCTTTAGCAGGTGATGCTTTAACGACAGGAAATAATAATATTGCTATTGGTGTTAATGCTTTAGGTGCAGATACTTTAGGAGACAGGTCTGTTGCTATAGGAAACGAGGCTCTCCTTGCCCAAAATTTTACTACCACTACCGATGTATACAACGTAGCAGTTGGTTATCAAGCAGGAACTTCTATAACCACAGGTACTAAAAATACAGCTGTAGGTGGATTAGCATTGCAATCTACTACAACTGGTATAGATAATGTAGGCGTAGGTTATGGTGCTTTAAATGCAAATACCACAGCCTCAAACAACACAGCAGTAGGCAATAAAGCCTTATTATCAAACACGACAGGTACAAGAAACACAGCAGTTGGTAGTTTAGCTCTTGATGCTAATACTACCGCTAACGACAATATAGCAATCGGATATGATGCTGCTACTGCTAATACTACAGGAGCACAAAATACAGTAGTCGGTACTTATGCTTTTGATGCTAATACTACAGGCAGCAACAACACAGCTATTGGTAGAGCAGCATTAAGTTCTAATACTACTGCCAGTAGTAATACAGCAGTTGGACATAGTGCTTTAGAAACAAATACAACAGGCAGTAATAACACAGCTGTTGGTCTTGATGCAGGTAGACTATGTTCTACTGGAGATGCAAATACTTTTGTAGGTCAAGATGCTGGTGAAGATATTACAACTGGAGATAGAAACACTGTTATAGGTGTGGGAGCTGGTGCAAACGCAACTACACTAGATGACCTAACCGCAGTAGGTTATTTTGCTGGTGGTACAGCAGTAATGACTGGACATGATAATACTTGCATGGGAACTAATGCTCTTACAGCAACTACATCGGGTGCTAGTAATACAGCTATTGGTAGAAATGCTTTAACAGCTAACACCACAGCTTCAGATAATACTACTTTGGGGAAAGATTCAGGTGAATCAGTTACTACGGGGGGTGGAAATACACTTATTGGTTCCCAAGCAGGTGATGTAATTACAACAGGAACAGATAATGTTTGTATTGGTCTAAGCACTGACCCATCAGGTAATGGTGCAGTAAATCAAATTGTTATAGGTCATAATATATCAGGCGGAGAAAACTCTCAATTTACTTTTGGTAAAGCTAGTAATGTAGTTCAAAATGAATTTGATACAGATGCTGCTTGGACTAGAACATCTGATATAAGAAAGAAAAGGAATGTTAATGATGATAACTTAGGTTTATCTTTTATTAATAATTTAAGACCTGTAACTTTCCAATGGAAACCAAGCAATGAATTTCCTAAAGAATGGGATGAGTACAGCGAAGAAAACAACATGAATCTTGATGCAGTAATACATGGTATGATTGCTCAAGAAGTTAAAGAGGCATTAGATAAAGAGGGTGTTGATACTTTTGGAGGTTGGAAAGAACGCAAAGATGGTAGTCAAAGCATTTCAAGAGAAATGTTTATTACACCTTTAATTAATGCAGTTCAACAACTATCTACGCAAGTAGATGAATTAAAAGCCGAAATACAAACCTTAAAGGAGGAATAAAATGGCAGTAAGTAAAGATTTAACTAAAGCAGTCCCATATGAAAATAGCTCTAGTAAAGTAGAAAAATGGGACTTAGAGTATACTTATGAAAATGATAGCGAAGGTGATGCTACATATTACAAAAGTGTATTTAGTGTATCTGTAGACCAAAAAGATAGTGATGGCAATAATGTATTTACATTACAAGCTAAAGGTAGCTTTAGTAAAGCTGACTTAGTAGCACTATGTCCTGTATCACAATGGGATGCAGTATTCGCTAGTCAAGTAGATAGTGTTATTACTAATCCAGTAGTAAACCCTACACCTGACCAAGCATTTAGCATACCTAGCTAATATGGAACTAACACCTTATTTATTTTGGAACATCTTTATAACTTTGGTGTTAGCTCCCATACTCTACGGTATTCGTGGTAATACTGCAGAGGCAAAAAGAATAGACATACTTTTAAATAAAACTCGTGAAGAGATTGCAAAAGATTATGTCACCAAACAAGAAGTAAAAGAAGGAATGAATGTCTTAATGGATAGACTAGAAAAACTACATGAAAAGGTTGACAAACTCTTTGAGGTAAAATAATGGCAAAAAATAGAAAGAAAAAATATAGACCAACATACACTACTGGTGGTAGGGTAGACATGCGTACTGGTGGGCGAGTTCAAGCTCAAGTTGGTGGTGTGCAAGAAAAACTTAAAAAACCTATTAGCACTCCAGACGAAAAACCCGTAACTGGTGGTCCAGTAGGACAAGGTGTAGCTTTTAATGGTGGTAGAGAAGACGAACCTGATGATAGAAATGATGATGATAGAAATGATGATGATATCATTATAGATGAAACAGCAGGAGATGTTCAAGGTCAAGGTCAAGCATTTGGTAGAAATACAACAGCCTCAGAAGCTAGAAAAGAAAGAATAGCTAGAACAGAAGCTGAAACTGAAGCTAGAGCAGCAGGACAAGTTCCAGAAGATGCTGTTATTGACCCTGTTTCTCAAGAAGCTGGTACAGCAGTAGACGAAGATATTAAACAAGGCACTACAACAATGCAAGATGTTCCGGGATTTGTAGATACTGAAGTTGAAGGAGAAACAGCAGAACAAGTTACACCTGAAACAGTAACAACTGGAACAGTAGCACCTGAAGTTGAAGGACCTAAAGGTATTGAAATTAGAGAAGCTACAGCAGATACTATAGATGAAAAAGCTGAAGTAGGTAAAGATGTAAAAGCTGCTCAAACTAATCCAGAAGATATGCGAATTGCTAGAGCAGCAGATGTTGCAGATGTACAACCTATTGAAGGTGCTGATGTTAAAGACCCTGAAGGTGCTTTAGCTGAAAGAGTTGTTGGTAAACTTAGTGAAACTGCAAAAGCAAATGCTGCTACAAATGCTGGAACTTCATTAGCTAGAATTACTAGAGCAAAGAAACAACTATCTAGAGCAGGTTTATCTGATGCTGATATTGCAGAGATTGGTAATGACCCTGAAGCTTTAGAAGATAGACTAGCTGATTTTAGTGAAGAAGAAAGAGGTTTAATAGCAGGATTACCTGAAGAAGCCTTAGTATCAACACAGTTAAATGGTTTGTTAGAAGGTATGGAAAATGGACAGATACCACCTTGGGCTGCACCAGCAGTAGCACAAGTAGAACAAATGTTAGCTGCTAGAGGATTAAGTGCTTCTACTGTTGGTAGAGATTCTTTATTTAATGCTATTATTCAAAGTGCTATGCCAATAGCTCAAAGTAATGCACAAGCTTTACAACAAAGTGTAGTTCAGCAAAGAGATATAGAAGCTAGAGTTAATGAAGCTAATGCTCAAAGACAACAACAAGTAGGATTAGCAAAGGCTCAAAATGTTTTTAATATGAACATGGCTCAGTTTACTGCTGACCAACAAACAGAATTATCTAATAGTAAGTTTTTACAAACTGTAAGTTTAACTGAAGCTAGTAATAACCAACAAGCTACTATACAAACTGCAGCTTTAAAAGCACAAGAAAATTTAGCAGAAGCTAACTTTCAACAACAAGAAGAAATAAGAAATGCACAAGCTTTTTTACAAATGGATATGGCTAACTTAAATAATAGACAACAAGCTAACATGGTAGCAGCTCAACAGAATCAACAAAGAATGTTATCTAATCAAGCAGCTACTAATGCTGCAGAACAATTTAATGCTGCAAATGAAAATCAAATGAATCAGTTTGTTGCAAACTTAGGAGCACAAATAGACCAGTACAATGCCTCACAAGCTAATGCAATGGAACAGTTTAATGCCTCTTCACAAAATGCAGCAGAAGCTAGAAGAGCTGGTAGAGAAGCAGATGTTGAAAAATTTAACGCACAATTATTAACACAAGTTGAACAGTTTAATAGTCAACAAGATTTTGCAAGAAATCAATGGAATGCACAGAATGCTGCAGCAGTTGAAGCTTCTAATGTACAATGGAGAAGACAAGCAAATACAGTTAATACTGCTGTTCAGAATCAAATTAATATGCAGAACGCAATGAATGCATTTAATATGAGCAGTCAGAACCAAGCATTTTTATGGCAAGAATTAAGAGACCAAGCTGATTTTGATTTTAGAGCTTTTGAAAATGAAGAAAACAGAAAAGCTCAAATTATTGCAACAGCTATTGCTAACGAAGGTAAACCGGGTGAAAGATATGATGATTATCTAGAAAACTTACTTTCAAGTATTGGTAATTCATATAGAACAGGATTAGGATAAAATTATGGGATTTTTAAGAAAAGTAGGAAAAAAAATTAAAAAAGGACTAAAGAAAGTTTTTGGTGGTAAGTTTGGTAAAATTATTGGAGGCATAGGATTAGCATTAAGTTTTTGGAATGGAGCTAATTTTTTATTTAAAAATGCAGATTGGTGGGGTAATTTTAAAAACACATTACAAAACATGAATCCTTTTGGTAATGGTAGAGGTACTGAAGCTATAGAACAAGTAACTAATGTAATGGAGGGTGCTCCTGAAGGTGTTGGAGCAGGTGGAGGTTTTGGTGTTGAAACTGGAACTTTAAATGTAGATGGTTCAGGTGCAGGTAACTTATCTAATATTGGAAATATAAAAACAATAGATATTAATCCAAATAAAGATATAGATTTATTAAATACACCTTTTAACGAATTAGATACTACTGGTCAAAAATTTGCTAAAGTAGGAGCAGAAGTAAAAGATTTTTTAATACCTGAAGCTGATACTGCTCGTGAATTTGCAGGTGATGTTACTAGAGATGTATTAGGAGCTTCAGTTATAATGAACTTACAAGGAGATGATGTAGATGAGGGTGGTTATGGTATAGTATCTAATGTAGGTTCTAATGTACCATCAACAGTACCTGCAAGTATACCACTTGATTTACCAAATACACAAGCTCAGAATTTAGGAGAAATATACAATAGTATTAATTTTGGTAACTTACAATCAGGAATATACGGGTAATATTATGGCAATATCAGAAAAAGCAACAAATTTTATAGAAAATAGTTTAAATACAGGAAAAGCTATTCCGGGTCAAAGTCTAACAAATTCACCAGACCAACCTTATAACTGGGAAAAACCTGCAGAGTATACTAATCCTAAAGAGGCTATGTTATATGTTTTTGAAACGTTAACAGTTCCAGAAACTACAGCAAATACTTTAATATCTCTTACTAAAGGAATAGGTGTAATAGATATAGCTTCTATAACTTTATATGCTGGATTTTTAGAAGGTAAATGGAATCCTGATTTAATGGTATTGTTAATGGAACCGACTATGTATATGATTATGGCTTTAGCTGAAAAAGCAGGTATTGATTATGATATGGAAGCTGGAGATAATGAAGTTGCTATTGAGATGTCTTCAGATAGTCAAATAGAAGAAATACAAGGGACCATTAATGAATTAGATAAAATGAGAAAAATATCGGCTAATAGAGTTAGTCCTCAATCAGTACCTACTGATATTAGAGAAACAATAGAAGAAACTGAAATTGCTCCTAGTTTATTAGAAAGAGTAGAAAAAGAAACAAACACAAGTTTATTAGGAAGAGGAGAATAAAATGGCAGAAGATTATACAAGTTTATTAGGAAGAGATTCTAATGCAGGTTTTGCAGATATAGCTAGTGCTTATTTAAGAAGTGGTTCAAGAAAAAATAAAACTTCTAAAAAACTTTTATTTGCTTCATTATTTTTTAATCTTAGAGAAGCTAATATGCAATCTAAAGTTATAAAAAATTTAGAACAATCTGACAGAGATAGAATTTTTGATGAAGCTCAAGTAACAAATAAATGGAATGCTTATAATACTTTAATGAATGATGATGCAGAATTTAAAAACAATTCTAAATATTTTAGAACACAGGCAGAATCAAAATTTTATGAATTAAATCCTAATTATGATTCTATGTATAGTGAACAAACAGGATTTTTACCAACAAGTGCTATATCAAGAAAACAAAAAGAAATAGATGACTATGAAAGTGCTTTAATAAATTTACATAAAGAAAAATTAAAAACAGGTAATGTTACTAAGAGATTAACTAAAGAAGAATTTTTTAAACCTTTTGAAGATTATTATGTTTCTGAAAAAGAAAGAATTGCATCTCCTCAAAATATAAGTTTAGTTCATAAAGGTATAAATTTTTTAACAGGTAAGAAAAAAGAAGAATTAACAGAAGCTGAAATTTTAAATAAAAGAAATACAGCTAAAAGAAGTAACTTTAATTATTTAATAGACCCTGATGAAATAACAGGTGAAAGTTCTATAGAGATGTATAGAAATCCAAAAAATCTTACTTTAACAGAAGATGAAGCAAAACTATCTTTAGTTCAAGGTATAGAAGATGCTAACTTAAGAAGAGAAGTTTTAAATGATATTAGTGAAAAAATCGACCCTGATACAGGAACTATTTCTTTAAGCAAGTTACAAAGTTCAATTATAATGAAAACTTCTAATTTTAATTCTTTTATAGCTAAAGTAGATGAAGCAGGAAGAAATTTTGACGAATTATGGTTACGAGATAATATAGAAGATGTTAATTTAAGAACTTCAGAAAATTTACCTGATTTAAGCACTCCTACAGGTATTACTTATTCTTTAAGAAGAGCTAACTTTATAGATAGAACAACAGGATTAGGAGATGAAGATACTATTAATTTAAGAGAAAAAATGTATGAATTACAAGATTTAAAATTAAACGGTGTTACTGAACTTGAGGCACCTTTAGTTCGTGCATTAGAGAATGATATTAGAGCTGAAGGTTTAGATAGAATTACTTTAACTGTATTTAATACTGTTTCTTCTGATGCTAGGAATCCATTAATAGCAAAAGTTATAGAAGAAGACTATGAAGGAAACGAGCAAAAATATATAGAAGACCAAATGAATAGAAGCCTAAGATATTTTAATAATATATTTGTAAATCCAGAAGATATTAAAATAGGTTTTAAAGTAAACAAAGGTAGTAAAGGATTTTCAGGATTTTAAAAAGTGTCAATAAGAGATAAATTAATAGAGGCTCGTTTAGGTCCTTATGGTTCTTTATACGCTAACTTAACTAATGAACAAAAACAAAATTTTAAAAGATTTTATGGTAATATAGCTACTGGTGCTATAACTGAAAGTATTTCTTTAGGTAGAATGGTTTTAGATAATACAAAATATGGTAAATTTTTTAAACCTCAATTAGAAACTTTATACTCAACACAAGAAGATGCTTTATCAAAATTGTACGGTGTAGTACTAGGTAAAGAAAATATAGAAATGTCTCAAAGAGGAGATAAAGAAGTTGCATCAGTTAAAAGACCTACAAATGAAACTACAGCAATTGCTGCAGATATAGGAAGAATTGGTTTAGGAATAGCTGGTGCAAGTAAATTTACTAAAGCTGCTAAATTATTTAAACCTCAAAAACAAGAAAAATTATTAAGTGCTAAAAATATATTTGTTGGAGAAGCAGGAACTCAGGTAGGTGCTAATCCTTACGAAGATGAATTATTATTTGCTCCTTTAATTGGTAGTATGATTACTGAGCAAGAAGGAATGTTAGGAGATTTAAAAGACTATCTAGAAGGTGATGTTCAAACAAAATCTGAGTTAACAAATAGAATTAATTTATTAGCTGATGGATTAATTATAGCCGGTGGTATGGGTATTGTAGGTTTGGGTGGAAAAGGAGCAAAAGTTTTAAATGAAAAAATTCAATTCAGAGAAAATTTTAAAAAACTTTTAGATAATATATCTTCAAAAGGCTCTGAATCAATAGATAAGTTTATTAATAGGATTCAAGAAATAACAAAAAGTGATGAAGCTGTAAAAAGTACAGCATTAAAAAATAGAAAAAAGGCTATACAGGATGGTAAAGTATCTTCTTTAGGAGATATAGAATCACTAGAACCGGGAACAGTAGGTAGTTGGATTAGTTCTACTAATTTACAATTTAGTGAAAATAAAATTTTAAGGAGTTTAAATGATTTTAGAAAAAGAATATTTAGCACTACCGGTGGTAGAACAAAAGAACAAAATGAAAAATTTCTTAAAACAGAAAATGTAAAAGAAAAATGGACTGATACTATTTCTAATGTTGCTACTAATTTAGAAAATCAAATAGATGATATTGTAAGTAATCTAGGAAAAAATAAAGAAGATTTAATTGACCAAATTAATTATGTTTTATTTACAGATTTTAGAACTCCAACTTTAGTAACTTCAAAAAAAGGTATAAGTGTTGGTAAAACACAAAAAATAACTTTTGAAAAAGAGTTAAACAAACTTCCTAAAAACATAAGAGAACCTATAAAAAAAGCAAGAGCTTTACAAGATAACTTAAGTAAGTTAATGTTAGAATCTGATTTATTAACTGAATCTCAAAAAAAAATATATAAAGATAATTTAGGGTTTTACGTTAGACAATCGTATAAACTTTTTGAAGACCCTAATTATACACCTACTCCTGAAGCTATTAAAAAAGCAAAAGAATACATAGAACTTAATTTAATTAAAGACAATCCTACTTTAGGTTTACCAGAAAATTCTGATACTTTATTATTAAGAGTTAATGCAACAATAGAATCTATATTAGATAAAGGAGATAATGTTAATTCTTTTCAATCTAATTTAAATAAGTTTGATAAATTAAGAACACAAATATTAAAAGGTAAAAAAGTAATACCGACAGAAATCAAAAATTTACTTGGTGAAGTAACAGACCCTATTCAAAAACTTATTAGCTCAACTACAAAATTAAGTAGATTAATTGAAGATAATAAATTTTATCAAGAAGCTTATCAAGATGGTTTAGGTATATATTTTAGAGAACAAAAAGAAGGAATCTTTAACGAAGTAATACCTCAAGGGTTTGGTAAGTTATCAGGTTTGCATACAACTCCAGAAATGTTAAGATACTTTAGTGATTATAAAAGAATGGGTCAAACTATGTTAGAAAATAATACTGCTTGGAGAGGAATGGTAGTTTTAAAAGGTTTATCTCAAGCAGCTAAAACAGTTTGGTCTCATGCTACTCATATTAAAAATATTATGGGTGGAGTTCAAATGTCATTAGCTAATGGTGTTAATGTTTTTTCTGTAAAAGAAACTTTAAAAATTAAAAATATATTAAAAGCTAGAACAAGTAATAATGAAGAATTACAACAACTACATGAAGAACTTTCAGGTAGAGGATTATTAAATAAAGGTGTAGTAGCTAGAGAGTTATTAGGATTAGCAAAAGATGTAGATAGTTTACCAAAAGGAAAAGTTTTAGGTGGTCTTGATTGGGTGTTTGGAAGAGAAGTTATTCCTTATATATCTTTAAAAAATAAAAAATTCAAGTCTACATCAATTAAAAAAATAGCATCAGGAGCACAAAAAACATATGTAGCAGAAGATGATTTTTTTAAGATTAATATGTATTTTAGAGAGCAAGAATATTTAAAAAAGTTTAATAATGCTTTACCAGAAAATTCACCGTTAAAATTAACTGATAATGAAATTAAAGATAGAGCAGCTAGAATGGTAAGAGATGTTTTACCTAACTATGATTTAGTTCCAGAACTTTTACAAGATTTAAGAAGAACTCCTTTTTTTGGTAGGTTCTTTTCTTTTATGTCAGAATCAGTAAGAATTACAACTAACAGTTTATATAGAGGAATTAAAGAAGTTAATTCAGGAAATCAAATAATTAAAAATGGTGATACAGAAGCTGGAAAAATTATAAGAAATAGAGGATTAAAAAGATTAGGTTCATTTACTGCTGTAGCAGGAGCAGGTGCAGATGTCGCTGAAAAAGGTTATCAAACAGTTACAGGTTTTGGTAAAGAAGATTTAGAAGCAGCTAAAGATTTTCAACCTGATTATATGCAAAATTCAAAAGTTATTGTAACTTTGTCAGATGATGGTACACCTATGATATCTAATTTAAGTTCTTGGGATGCTTACGATTTTCCTAAAAAACCATTTCAAATTATTATAAATAAAGCTTTATCAGAACCTATATTAGACGATGAAAATATTATAAAAGATATTTTAACAACAACTCTTACAGAAACTGTTTCGCCATTTTTAGGTGAATCTATTATACAAGAACAATTAAGTAATTATATTATTAGAAATGGTAGAGATATAAATGGTAAATTAATTCGTAATGCTTTTGATAAAACTCAAAAATATGATGATAGTGGAACATTAATAGACAATTGGATGAATATAGATAATTTAACTATTTTATCTAGTAATCTTTTAGAAGCTATAACTCCTGCTACTATAACAAGAGGAGTAGATTATATAGATACTATAGGAAAAGAAAAAACAGAATGGGACCAAGATATTTATCCAACACAACAATTTTTAAAATATTTAACAGGTTGGGGTGCTATGCCTCTTAATGATGAATATAAAGAAAATATTTATAAAATGAAAGTTTTTCAAATTGTAAGAGATAAAGGTAAAAGAAGAACAAGAATAAACGATTCAATTACAAGACCTTTAAATATAGATAAATTTACTAATAGATATTTAGAAGAAAATCAAAAATATTATAAACAATATTCTAAGTTTCACAAAATAAATAAATCTGCTAATCATTTTAATTTAGATACTTTAAATTTAATGAAAGAAGCTGGTATGAGTGAAATAGATATAGCATCTTTTGTAGGAAGACCATCTTTTAATCCTATAGGTTTAACTGATGGAACTAAACAAAAATTATTAGACTCAACTAATAGTGTTGCAGAATACGTAGATTTATTACAAATAATAGATGAAATTGATAGAAACTTTAGTAATTTACCAATATTAGTTGACCCAGATAATTATAAACAACAAAAAGAAGATTTAAAGGAACTTCGTGATGAACTTAGAGAAAATTTTGTAACAGGTGGCTTAGTATCAGGACCAGAAGTTCCTTATACTAAAGAAAATGCAGCAGACAGAGTAGACCCTTTTACAGGAGCACCTTACTCTGACCAGATGGCTAGACTTGGATTAGTTAAAGGTGGTAAAGCTAATAAAGACTTAAATGATGTTGTATTACAAATAGAGTATGCTCGTTTAATTAAAGATAATCCAGAATACAAAAATGTTTCTTATGATACATTTAAACGTAATGCACAAGTATTAATAGATAATACTAAGTTTGCTGAAAGTAAAAATAAAAATTTAGCTAGAGGAAAAAATAAATTAAAAAGTTCTGCTTCAGGTTATTATCAATTTTTAGAAGGAAGTGTACCGACAGCTTATAACAGAGCAACTAATAGATTTTTTACAGGTGAACAATCAAAAATATTTCAATCTATTTTAAATAGTAATGATTCTTCTGTTGTATCGGAAAGTATTCAAGATGCATTATTCCTTTCTAATATTTTTGAATCAGAGGGTAGTGATAGATATTTGACACCAGCTTTATTTGAAGGTAATAAAGAGGCTTCTATGAATGCTTATTTATATAATCATCATACATTATCATCTAAAGAAAAATCATATAATGATGCTACAATAAAACAAGCTAAAAAAATATGGGGAGTAAATTAATTATGAACATAGAACAATGTAAAGCTGAAATAAAAAGACACGAAGGTGAAGTGTTAGAAATATACATGGATAGTTTAGGCTATAAAACTCTTGGTGTTGGACATCTATGTCAGCCAGAAGACCCTGAGTATTCTTGGGAAGTTGGTACTGCTGTTTCTCAAGAAGTAGTAGATATGTATTATGATAGTGACTTTAATAAACATTTATTAGAAGCTATACATATAGTAGGTGAGGAAGATTTTAAAAACTTACCAGAAGCTATACAACGAGTCATAGTTAATATGTGTTTTAATTTAGGTGGTACAAGATTATCTAAATTTAAAAATATGTTAGCAGCTTGTAGAAAACATGATTGGAATGAGATGGCTAGACAAATGGAAGACAGTCGTTGGTTTGGTCAAGTGGGTAGACGTAGTAAAGAACTACAAGATTTAGTATTACAGCAAAATGATTCTGTATACTGAAAAGCAATTAGAAGATGCTTACCATTTTTATAGGGTAACACAAGTCAAACAAGACATGGCTTTTATAACACTACAAGATTTTAGAATCATGTTTGAACAAATATTAGAAATATTATATAAGGATATATTATGAAAAATTTATTAAAGAACGTAGTAGGTGCTGTAGCTCCAACACTAGGTACTGCTTTAGGTGGACCTATGGGTGGTATGGCTGCTAATATGATAGCAGAAGTTTTAGGTGTACCTAACAATCCTAAAGCAATAGAGAAAGGTATAGCAGAAGCAACACCTGAACAAATGCTAGAACTTAAAAAAGCTGAACAAGCTTTTGAAGTTCAAATGAAAGAACTAGATGTTGATGTATTTAAACTAGAAGTTGCAGATACTCAAGATGCTAGAGGAAGATTTTCAAAAGATTGGACAGCTAGAATTATGGGTGTAGCCACAGTAGGTGGATTTTTAGCCTATATATTTTTAGTTACTTTACAACCACCAGAACAGAATAGTGAGGCTCTAATAAACCTAGTGTTAGGTTATCTTGGTGGACTTGCTAGTGCTGTTATATCTTTTTACTTTGGGGCTTCACATAAGCAAGACTAATGGAGTCGGCAGTAGCACTAATAACTGAATTAGGTTTTCCTATTGCAGCAGCTTTAGGACTAGGTATTTTTGTTTGGAAACTTATCAATAGAATTATTGATGGTATGGAAACTAAACTAGATACCCTAGATGAAAAAGTACAAACTGCATTAGACACTATGGAAGAAAGGGTGTCAACTAAACTTGATAGTCAATATGGTATTATTGTAAGTTTAATTGATAGAGTAAGAGCATTGGACAATCAAAGTATTAGACAAGATGTATTGTTAAAGACTTTGGTAGGTGTTCCAAATTTAATTGATATAGAAAAGATAGCAAAGGCAGAAAGAAATGACCAAAGAAAAGATTGAGATGGCAACATTAGTAAGTATATTTTTATTAGCATTATTTGCAGTAACAGATATAAAAGCTGATGAGATGGTACATCAATTTAAGAACCCTAGTTTTAGTGGGATAGGTACTTCTGCACATTATCTTACCATAGAGAATCAAGAGTTTTCAAGAAAGATGACTATTAAAGAAGAACTAAAAGCTATTCAAGAACAAATAGAAAGAGATAAAGAGAATACTACACTAGCAAGGTTTATAAGAAACTTAGAGTCTAGAATATATGCACAACTATCAAGACAGCTAGTAGAAAATTTATTTGGTGAGACTCCAAGTACAAGTGGCATATTAGAATTAGAAGGTAATACTATTGAGTATAGTATTGAAGATGGAATTATAACATTAAGGATTGTCGATGCAGATGGGAATGAAACAATTATTGAGTTGCCTATTGGCGATTTTAGCTTTTAGTGGTTGTGCAGTATTAAGTAAGAATACAGATTTAGTTTTAACACAAAATATAGAACCTGCTAACGTATTAGATTTACAATCTCAAGAGTTAGCTGATTTACCTCCTGCAAAAATTAAACCAATTATAGCAGTATATGCTAACAGTTTTCAAGACTTAACAGGGCAAAGAAAAAGTAATAGTAGCTTTGCTTTATTTAGTACAGCAGTTACTCAAGCTCCAGAAGCATTGCTTATTAGAGCTTTAAAACATGCTGCTAATGGTGAATTTTTTAGAGTTGTTGAAAGGGTAGGGTTAGATAATCTTACCAAAGAACGACAACTAATCCGGTCAACCAGAGAGAACTTTGAGGAAGACTTAAAACTACAACCCTTACTATTTGCTGGTCTTATAGTACAAGGTGGAGTTATAAGTTATGATACAAACATTCAATCTGGTGGTATTGGGGCACGTTACTTAGGAATAGGTAACACGAAACAATACCGAGAAGACGTAGTAACTATATCATTACGATTAGTTTCTGTGTCAACTGGTGAAATATTATTAGAGACTACGGTATCTAAAAATGTTTTATCAACAAGTGTATCTCAAGATGTCTTCCGATTTATTGAAGCTGGTACTGAACTAGTAGAAATAGAAGGAGGCATCGCTGAGAACGAGGTTGGCTCTATTGCTTTGCAAAAGGCAGTAGAGGCAGCAGTTTTTAATTTAATAGAAATAGGAATAGAAAGAGGGTATTGGGAATATGAAAATATTAAAATTATTGACCCTTGCAATGATGTTGAATGTATCATTGTACGGGGCTGACAACGAAATATATATAGACCAATCAGGTGATACTGCTAATATAGATTTAGAGCAACTTGGTTCAGGCAACATTATAGGTGGGCTTGACTCTACTGCTGGAAGTCTAACTCCATTAGATTTGGATGGTAATACTTTGGATTTAATATTAAATCAAATAGGTGACAGTAATACATTTCTTGGTGATATACTAGGAGATAATATTGTTGGTTATTTTAATTTTGATGGTAATTCAAATGCATTTACTATTCAAGTTGACCCTACTAATACTTACGGTGCTGATGGTTCTAATCTAAATGTTCAAGCTACTGGTGACAGTAACACATTTAACTTGGATTTAGCTACAAATGCTATAGCAAGTAATACAGATTTAGATTGGATTATCAATGGTAGTAGCAATACTTTAACATTTGATATAGATGTTGATGGTGCTACTTCCTTTGTAGATATAGATGGAGATAGTAATACTGTAACTTATGATGGTGATGGCTATGCTAATGGTTATTTTTATTTAGACCAAACAGGTAGTTTAAGAACCTTTAATATACAACAACAGAGTACTTTAGCAAGTGATTGGCTCAAGATTATTTCAAATGGCGATTCTGGTACTGTTTGTGTTATCCAAGACGATGGTGGCACAGCAGTCGGATGCTAATATTGGAAGCGTAACAGAATTTAAAGGAACAGGCAGGATTGTAAGGGATAAACCTTATGATGCTGCCTTGTCTTTTGGTATTGAAAGTTATGATAATGTTGAGACTACTAATGGTAGGATTGGTATAACATTTCTTAATGATACTAAGGTTAGATTAACAGAGCACTCACAGTTACTCATTGATGAGTTTATCTACGACCCTGACCCATCAAAGTCAAAGATGGCTTTGCAGTTTGCAAGTGGGACAGCAAGATTTATTACTGGTAAATTAAATACTATTAATAAAGAAAACATTGCTATTAGTACTCCAAGTGCTAACGTATCAATTCGTGGTACAGATTTTACAATCACAGTCAATGAACTGGGTGAAAGTTTAATTATACTATTACCAAAAGATGATGGTACTCCTAGTGGTGAGATAGTTGTTGCTACTGCTGTAGGTGAGGTTATACTTAATCAACCTTATCAAGCTACTACAGTTTCTATGTTTGAAACTGAACCTACTAAACCTGTAATATTAGATATAACACTTGAACTAATAGACAACATGTTGATTGTCAATCCGCCAAAGGAGAATATAAATGTTACTGAGAAAAGTGTGTCAAGTGGTAGTAATAACTTACTTGATGTTGACTATCTTGAGTTTGAGGACTTGGATATAGACTATTTAGCTAGTGATGATTTAGAATTTACAGAGCTAGATATAAATTACCTTGACGTGAATTTTTTAGAGGACTTGCTTGACATTATACAAGATGTTAATGAGCTTGACCAAACTGAAACTTTACTTCAAGCTAGTTTAGATTTAAAAGGTACAATATTAGGGTTTGACCCTGATACACAAATAAATACTTTTACTACAGATAATACTATAACTTTTATTAGAGCATTAGAAAATACAGTAAGAGTAGATTTAGATAAAAATAATGCTTATACGGTTATCTTAGTACAAAACGGTAAGAGCACACAAATTATAGTAAACGGTGGTAGCTCATCGACTATAACAATAAAACAAAATGACTAATATAAAGTACGCAAGTTTATTACTAGGGTTATTAACATTACCTTTGTTGTTTAATTTTGCACCGTTAGAAATACTAAGACTAAAAACCTTTGATGCTTTAGTACAAACACCAGAACCTTCAGGTCATTTTACTATATTAAATATTACAGAAGAAGATGTACAACTTAAAGGTGGCTATCCTTTTCCTCGTCAAGACTTAGCAAGTATTCATATTGATTTACTTAACGAAGGTGCATTAGGTGTTGGTTGGGTAATATTATTTCCACAGGATGACAGGTTTGGTGGTGATAAAATATTCTCTGATGTATTAAGCTATGCTCCAAGTGTATTAGCTATGCCAGAGTTTGACAATGGTATGTACCCAGAAACTCATGGTACTGTTATTCTTGGACCAGATGTAGACTTACCAAAAGCAAAAGGATTCTTACAGAATATAAGACCTTTAAGTAATTCAGCTACGCAAGGTGCTGTGTCTGCTCCAGTAGATGTTGATAACCTTGTAAGAAGATTACCACTACTACAGCAAACACCTGATGGTTGGGTTGCTGCTTTTGGTACAGAAGTATTAAAGACTTTAGCTGGTGCTAATACTTATCAGATAAAGACCAACGAAAATGGTATAGAGATGATAAGAGCTAGAGGTCTACCACCAATTAGTACAGACAGTTTAGGTAGGAAGTGGATTAGTTGGGTAGATACAAAACAAACAACATTGGAAGAAATGGATGTCGAAGGTACATTTGTTTTTGTTGGCGTGACTGCTGCTGGTGTAATGCCACAGTTAGCTACACCAAAGGGACTATTAGAACCTCATAAGATACAGGCAGCTTTAGCCGAAAGTATTTTAATAGACTCTCCTCAAATTCCAGATTATAGATTATTTATAGAACTTATTTTATTATGCATTTCAGGATTATTAATCGTCTTCGTGATAAATCATTTTGGTATTACTATGGGTGCATCATTGGCAGGTACGCTGATACTGTCGATGGGTGGGCTCGGTTACTATTTAATATCACGAGGCTTTTTAGTTGATGTCACATGGAGTATGACATGTATGACACTTTTGTCATTACAACAATTCTATTTAAGATTCAGAGAACAATATAAACTTAGACAACAAATCAAGAAACAGTTTGGTCATTACCTTGACCCAAGACAAGTAAAACAATTACAAGACAATCCAGAATCTTTAAAACTAGGCGGTGAAAGAAAGTATTGTACCATGTTGTTTACTGATGTCAGAGGCTTTACAAACTTATCAGAACAATTAGAACCAGAAGAAGTAACAGAGTTAATGAACAAGACATTAACCATACAAGCTAATGCAGTTAAGAAGTATGGTGGTATGGTTGATAAATATATAGGTGATGCGATGATGGCTATCTTTAATGCACCAATAGACTTAGACATGCATGAGGACAGAGCAATTCTTACAGCTATAGAAATAAAAGAAAAGATGCAAGAGGCAGACTTAGGTATTGAAATTGGTATAGGAATTAATTCTGGGATAGTTATGCTTGGGAACTGTGGAAGTGAAGATAGGTTTGATTATACTGCTATAGGTTCAGATGTAAACCTTGCAGCTAGATGTGAGAGTAGTTGTAAAGAAGTAGGAGAGGATATAGTTATTGCTAAGAATACTGCACAACAAACAGACATACCTTTAATTAAACTAGACCCAATAGCAATGAAAGGAATAGCAGAGCCAGTAGAAATATATACTACAATAGACTTGACAAAACCTGAATAAGACTCTATAATATAAATAAGAGTGTGCGAATGGTCGGCACTCAATAACTTGCTTTATTAAGGAGTTAATATGACACATTTAAAAGCATTTGGACAATTCAGTCCGTTCTCAGTTGGGTTTGATGAAATCTTTGATACACTTCAAAGAGCATCAATACCTCAAACAAACTACCCACCTTATAACATAGTTAAATCAGGTGAGGCATATCGAATCGAAATAGCAATGGCAGGATTTAAAGTCGAAGACATTGATGTTGAGGTTAAAGATAAAACACTTACTGTATCTGCTGTACAAACAGATGAGAAGAAAGGAGTAGAATATATCCATAAAGGTATATCTGAAAAAGACTTCACTAAAACATTTGCTTTAGCAGAGTATGTTGAAGTAAAAGATGCAGTAGTTGTTGATGGTATCTTGGTGATTGAACTGGAAAAAAACATTCCAGAAGAAGAAAAACCTAAAAAGATACGTATATCTAGCTAATTATAGCTAAATCCTCTCAGAGGCACACAGAAGCTCTGTACTGCAAAGTTTAACTTATGATACCTATCGCATTAGGTAGTGTTAGATATTGCGATACAGGGCATTCTGGTGAGTCAATTTTCTTTAATCTGTCATAATTCGTGCATTTAGGTTAGCTTCAATGTAATTATGTATTTCATCTAGCTTTCTTGTACTTTCTCGCACTACAGTTTGTAATGTTGCATACTCTTCTGGACTAAAATAAGGTTTTAATTCTTTAATATCTGTAGAAACTCTTTCAGTAATTAACTTACCAGTTCTACTGTATAAAACTTTATAGCCTAATAGAGTTGCTTCTTTCTGTTTCATTCTTCAAATCCTGTAAAAGTTATGTTGTCTTGTCTACCTCTAAGTCCAGCTTTCATATAAGTAGTGGCACGACCTTCAAAAAAGTTTTGATGTTCGACACCAGTTACTTCATCAATCCAACCTAAAGGATTTTCTCTTTGGTCATAATTAGTTTTTAAACCAAGTTGTAGTAATCTTCTATCAGCTATGTATCTATTGTAAGCATACATATCTTTTTTAGTTAGTCCTTGTATATCTCCCATTGCAAATACTAAATCTAAAAACTTATCTTCTAATGTTACCATCTCTCTACAGATGTCATATAGTTCTTTCTTAAAATCATCTGTCCATATATCCATGTTTTCTTTAATAAACTCTCTAAATAATTTAGTCATAGCTTCAACGTGCATAGACTCATCACGAATAGAATACGTAACTATTTGTCCCATACCTTTCATTTTACCGAACCTTGGAAAGTTTAACAGGATTGCAAAGCTACTAAAGAGTTGTAGTCCCTCAGTAAAAGCAGAATAAACAGCAAGAGTTTTTGCTATGGTTTCTTTTTTAGCTTTACTAGGTTTAAAGTTTCCAACATAGTCATGCTTGTCTGCCATTTCTTCGTAGTCAGCGAATGCTTTATATTCTATCTCAGGCATACCAACAGTATCAAGTAGTAAACTGTAAGCATGTTGATGGATTGATTCCATGTTAGCAAAAGAAGACATCATCATTCTTGCTTCCGGTTTTTTAAAGATAGGCATATACTTATCTATATAACCACTAGCCACATCGACATCCGATTGAGTAAACAATCTAAATATCTGTGTTAGTAAATTCTTTTCTGTGTCTGTAAGTTCTTGCCAGTCTTTTACATCTGTATGTAAAGGCACAGACTCTGGCATCCAATGCATTTGATTCTGTAATACATAGTAATCAAACATCCATGGATATTCAAACGGTTTATAATAATCTCTATTCCCAAGTAAACTCATCGAAATTCCCCTTTAATGTTGCAAGTTTATCTTCTGCAGTTGCTAACTTATCTATTTCCATATCCATTGTTTCAATAATGTTAGGATGTTCAGCAACACCAACACTATTTTTAAAATAATTTAACAGATTAGTTTCAGCTTCTGCCCTTTCTGCTTCATACTTTAAGCGTAAAGCATTATATAATTTTTGTTTTATCATTCTTCCTCCTTATTAAAACAATTTAGATTAGCAGCTACAGTTCTACGTTCTCCTTCACCAAAAAAAGGATATACCATATGCTGTAACCATGATGGAAACATAAGTTGTCTCCCAACTTTAGGTTGCATTACTACTGATTGTGATGGTCTTAATCTTTCAGAATCCATTAAACTATTTCTTCCATAATTAAAAGCAAGAAATCCATCACATGCACCTGAACTATTATACAAGTCATAGCTTTCTAAAGGATTCTCTCCTTGCTTTCCTATTTGTTCAGGAACTTTAGTCCATGTAGTTGTACTAATTCCCATAAGAGTTTTAGTTCCATGGTCATGGATAGGATTATAGTCTCCCTCATAACTATGAACAGACCATAGCTCATCTATGTCTATCATCTTACCAGTATGTCTTGTACCTGTTATATTATTATAAACATCTAAATAATTAACTGCCATGTTTGTAATAAATTTATAGTATTCTTCTAGTACAGGGTCTTTATGGTCCATTAATAATTGTTGACCTCTATGTATTTGACCAACCAAAGTACCAGCTAATGATTTTCTTTTTTTACTTTTATATAATTTATCTAAATATTTATTTAAACTTTTTATCATACTATCTGGTAGCTGTGCTTCTAGCATTACAACAGCAGGTAAAGAATGCACTTGTACTTTTATATCTTGCATTCTGCCTCCACATAATTATCTGGTTTTATTATTTCATAATCAGCAATAGTTTCAATAACAACTCTTGCACCACATGGTAAAATAGGTTTATCACTACCACCATATTTAATTGTACATTCTCCTAATACTTTTACTTCGTGACAGTAAGTATTAGTTCTACCTTCCTTTATAGTTATAACAGGTTCATTAGTTCCATTCTTTTTATTAGCTCTAATTTTATGTTGATTGACGTGTATATATTTTTTCATTATCCCTCACAGGCTATACAGTCCACTTCATCTAAACGAATCCTTGGAACTTTAATGTTAACATTCTCTACGTTTCTTGCTGCATTAGACCTAAAGTAATACAGCGATTTTAATTTATTCATACCATACCAATGCACATCATTTACATATTGCATATACTCATCATGTATATCTTGGTCTTCTGTTGCTTTTGGTAAAGTAAAAAATAGATTAACTGATTGTGCTTGACAAATAAACTCTTGTCTTTTGTAAGCATGTTCGACTACCCATATCTGATTTATCTCATTAGCAGTTTTAAATACTTCTTTCTCTGCATCTGTAAGCATACATAAATCTTCAACTGACCCATCATTACCTGATATATCTTTTAAAGTTTGTTCTAACTCTTTACCTTTTAAACCTTTTGATTTTAAAAGTTTAACTAAAAATTTGTTTCTGACTTGGTAAGAACCTGATAAAGTTTTGTGGGTATATACATTAGCACGAAAAGGCTCAATGCTGGGAGAAGTACCAGAACAAATAATCCCACTACTAGCATTAGGAGCAATAGCAAGGAGATGAGCATTCCTACGGTTTGTATTGTGTAAATCAGGGCATTCACCACGCACATCAGCAAGTCTTTCAGTAGCTTGAACAGCTTTGGATTTGATGTGTTTAAATGCTTTATGATTGAATCCAGTAGCATAGATACTTTCAAATGCAATGTCTTGAGACTGGAGATAAGCATGGAAACCCATTGCTCCAAGACCAACTGACCTTTCTCTATAAGCAGAGTAAGCAGACTTTGCGTATCCTTCTTTACCTTCTTTAATATATTTTGTAAACCGTTTAAAATTTGCACTATAGCCTCCTAATTGTGATGTGTCTACTGCATTCTCAATATAATGTTCTATCACATTGTCAAGCATAGTTATTAAATCTTCAATAAACTGTGAGTCTTTTGACCACTTATCAAAGTGTTCTAAATTAACAGATGATAAACAACATACTGCTGTTCTTTCTTCATTGGTAGCAAGTGTTATCTCTGAACATAAATTACTTTGTCTAATTGATAACCCTAAATCTTTTTGTGTCTTTGGTAAATGTTCATTACAAGTATCAATATTAATCATGTAAGGTTCACCAGTTTCTGCCCTAGCATTTATAATTTGAAACCATAAAGCTCTAGCATTTATAGTATTAACAGCTTCATTAGTTTTAGGGTCAATTAATCTCCAGTCTTCATCATTCTTAACAGCATCTAAGAATGCATTAGTTATGTTAATACCATTGTGTAAGTTTAAACACTTCCTGTTTATGTCACCACCAGATTCTTTTCTCATGTTAATAAATTCTTCAATCTCTGGATGACTAACATCCATGTAAGCAGCATAAGAACCACGTCTTGTAGTGCCTTGATTGAAAGCTAACATCTGCGAATCTACAACATGCATGAATGGAATTGAACCAGTAGAACGACTGCCATGAGTAGTAGGTATACCATTACTCCTAACATCTCCCCAAAATCCACCAATGCCTCCACCTGAACTTGCCAACCATATGTTTTCGTCATAGTGAGCAGATAGCCCAGTCCTACTGTCAGGAACATAATTAAGGAAACAACTGATAGGTAACCCACGAGTAGTGCCTCCGTTGCTAAGTATAGGAGTGCTAAACATGAACCAACAATCGGAACTGTAGTTATAAAGTCTTTGAGCCATTTCATAATCTGTTTCTCCTTTAAATGTTGCACCAAATACTGATGCTCTTGCGAATGCTTCTTGGGCATGTGTCTCTCCATCCCAGAAGTATCTATCTTTTAATGTGTCTAAACTAAACTTGTCAAAGTTTTTTTCTTTGTCATAGTCAATAGTTATACCTAAATAATCTTTAGTTCCTACTTTATCTTCTACCATTATTCATTTTCTCCTAAATGATACTTTGTATCTTCCAAAGCTATTGCTATTATAGCATAGTGTATTATTTTTAACAAGTCCATTTCTGCATTTGTGCCATTTTTTTTACCACACCTCATAGCATACTTCATAATATTACCCATACAAAAACCTTTTCCATGTCCTGCATCTATTATCATATCAGTAGCCTGATACTTTCCTTGTGCATAATGTCTTTCGTATGTTCCATCAACATATCTTTTTATCTGTTGTATGATATTATCCTCATTAAATTTATATTTCATTTTTTTTCGCATAATATTCTTTTTTTGTTTGTTTGTAAAACCATCTTAAACTATATGCACTTAACATAAATTTATTATTAGCAAAGATGTGTGTTTGTTCTGGTAAAAACTCATGTAGATTTTTCTTGTTAATTCTAGAAACATCTTCTCCTTCTGGTATCATAGTTCTTAACCAGTCAATGAGTTTACCTTCTGCTTTTCTCCTTATTAGTTTAGACTTCTTGCCATTCATAATTCTTTACCAGTTGCCAGTATCTTAATATACTATTAAACATTTCTTTGTGTTTTTCATGTGATTCTGTTTCCCAAATATGATATAAGATAAGACTTGTATCTGCTCTATCAACAAAGATAGAAACTCTAGTAGGGTTATCGACCTGACAACCTTGAGCATAAGCAGATAACTGCATACCATGTTCATCATAGACTAACTTAGCTGGGTCTTTACCTTCAAGGTTATCTTTGGTTTTAAAGTCCACAAAGATTCCTGACTTACAGTATAAGTCTATCTTACCACCATAACCTTGTTCAGCACAGAAAGAATCCTCTGCTATCCATTCTTCGTTAGGAAAATTATCATCCAACCATGCCTTGATAAGTTTGTAAGGTTTAGTCTTAGCTTTACCTAAGAAACCTTTTTCTATTTGAGCATGTATCTTTGTTCCTTGCTTAGCTGCTTTTAAACCAACTTGTTTGGCTTCATTCTTACATCTATAAGTAAAAGAATCAAAAGGTTCAGTCTCTCCTCTATCTAAATCAGTTGCTGCTTTGATAGCTTGAGTAAGTTTCCAATTCTCTAAAGCTGGTTTAGCAACCATACCTAATATAGTTGTGACCGAAGGAACAAGTCCAAGACTCTTGGCATCTCTCAATGTGGTGTTTCTTTCTTTACCATTAGCACCTATGATTGTATACATAGGTTCTCCATCTCTAGCATACCAATGCCCAGACTCAGATGTAAACTTATTATACTTGTCTGATTTAGTTTTGTCAAGTGTTTTATTCATTTTCTAACTCTTTATATGTTTTAAATACATCAGATGTAAATAGTTTCTGGATATTTACTAACCACATCTTACTTGCTTTGTTGTCACCACCACAAACAGACTTCTTAAAATCTAATTTATCAATCAGTTGTTTTAGTTTAGGGACATCAAATATAAATGTGCAGAATATGTCATCATCAATACAAAGATTATGAAACCAATAGTCTGATTCAGTAGCACAGATACCGGATGGTTTACCATATGATTCATATTCAATACATATGTTACCAGTCTTCATCCACATACCACGTTCTGACTTGACCTCAATCTTTTTATTAGTTAGCATATCTGCTATCCTATCTTCTCTTATCTGACCATACTCTAAGTCTAGGTCAAACTTCTTTCTATTTTCTTTAGTGGGTTTCACTCCAATTACCTCCTATTTTATACTCACCAGTTAATTCACATCGCATTTTAAATTGCTCTGTTACCTTCTCAATACACTCAACACCAATCCTACCAACAGCATCAGCTTGAGATTCTTTGACTTGTAGTTGCCATTCATCATGGATGTTAGCAACAAACTTAGCATCATAAGTATTTAACTTAATCAACTCATATAAATTTATCATAGCTTGTTTCATTACAATAGCACCGCTACCTTGTAGTAAAGTGTTAAGTGCAGCATGAGGACTTCTTACATATATCTTTCTACCATCAATACCTTTTAAGAAACCTCTGTTGGCAGCTTGTTGTACTCTATCACGTAAAGTTTTTAATGCTGGTAAGTTAGCAAAGAATCTTTGTTTCAATGCTTTACCTTTCTTCATATCACCATTAATTATCTTACCTATCTTCGCATCACCAGCACCATAGACTAAAGCATAGATAAATGTCTTAGCTTGGTCACGTGTCTTTAGTCCAGCAAGTTCTTGATTGGTTGTATGAATGTCACCATTAACAACATCCTCAATGTAATCAGCATCATTCATATAGTGAGCTAACATACGTAACTCTAAACCACTAGCATCAATACCAACTAACTTATAACCATCTGGTACAGTCCAACAAGCACGACACTCCTCACCGTAAGGACTATGTATGTTAGGAACTTGAGCCATGTTAGGACCTCGATGTGTCATCCTCCCTGTAATAGTACCATTAGGTATAACCTTACCATGCACTCTATCATCTTTAACAACATCAATCCAAGATGATACTTGAGCTATACGTTTCTGATACAACAAGAAATCAGCAATTAGTTTAGCTTCTTTGATGTGGGTAATCTTTTTAAGTGTACTCTCATCCACAATAGGTTGACCAGTAGGAGTAAACCTTTCTGGTTGCCAACCAAAGTCAACAAGATACTCGCCTATTTGTTTACGACTACCAAGATTAAACTCAACTAACTTCTTACGCATAAACGGTTGAAAGTTTTGTGTATTTAAACAATGCACATACTCCTCATCTGTAAGTCCTCGCTTACTAAGTTCACCATCTTTTTTAATGTAGGGTAAAACTTCTTTGTCATCAACCCATTTAGGTTTAAATGTTTTCTGTACTTCATCCTCTACATCTGCCATCTTTTGTTTTAGTTCTGCTAACAAAGTCATAGCTTGTTTACTATCAAAATGAAAACCATTTCTTTCTTGTTCACATATAATAGCAGAAGTCATTTGTTCTAAGTCAAAAGACTGCTTACTAAATCCTAGTCCTTCTTTCTGTAAGAACTTATATACAGCTTCATTCAATTTAACATCTTGTACACAATAGTTTAACATCTGTGGTGTATAGTTGTCAAACTCTGGTTGTTCTTGTTTAGGAACACCTAGTCTATAACCCCAAGTCTTAAGGCTATGTCCATTCTCTCTAACTGGATTGTAAAGTCTTGACATAACAAGAGTATCAATTACCTTGCCTCGATACACAAAGTTATGTAATCGTCTAAGTATCTGTAAATCAAAACCTATAATGTTATGACCAATTAAAACTTTAGCACTATGTAATAAGTCTAGTGCATCTTCAATTTGATTTGGTCCAAACTTATATACTTGTCCATCAATCTCTTTAGCTACAATACACCATATCCTAGTAGCATCAAGGTCATCTGTTTCTATATCAAAAATAAGATTCATTTGTAAATGTTTCCTCCTCTGTCACTTCATGTAATCGTCCAGTATCAACGTCATATTTTAAACTACAAGCCATACCAGTATCACCAGTATACCTTGACTTCAAGACTCTAACCTTAGTCATGTTAGCTTCCTCAGGATTCTCTGCTTGTTGATTTCTCTCTAATGCAATAACACAATCAGACAATTGTGCTATTCCTTGTGAGCCTTTGAGATGAGAAAGGGACACTTGTATACCTTTTTCATGTCCTCTATCGCCTTGTGCTCTACGTAAGTGTGATACCAGTATCATACCTACACCAGTTTCTTCAACCAAGCTACGTAATCTATTCATTAACATATCAATACCACGTCTTTCGTCACCCTCAGTTAGTACGTTGACAAGCATATGTAAGTGGTCAACTACAACCCAGTCACACTCACACCCTACAATAATATATCTTAGCTTAGAAAATATCTCATCAATGTCTGTCGCACCAAGATGGGCATGAATAAATACTCTACCCTTCTCAATAGCTTTGTCAAACAAAGTATGGAGTTCATCACTGGTATACTTACTACGTTTTTCTGATAAGTATATCCTATCATTAGCTTCAATAGATACAATACCATCGGCAGTACGTAACCAGTTCTCCTCTAGTGCTACAATACCTACGTTGTCTTGGGTATTCTTTATAAGATGATGTTCAAGTTCTCTAGTCACACTAGACTTACCGAGTCCTGTACCACCTGTCAAGGTGACTAATTCACCCTTACGCATACCATAGAGTTTCTTATTCAGTCCCTCCCAAGGATAGGCAATACTTTCTTTTTCTTCTCTATGTAGCCACTCATCCTTCTTACTGGATAGTTCCATGATACCAGAAGGAGTATAAGTCTTGGCTTCCCACCAAGCAGTAGAGAACTCTTGGAACTTCTTCTTAGCTAACATCTCGTTAGCATCTTTGTAGCCATTAGGTAAGTTTATTATCTTTGCTTTACTTGGCTTGAGGATTCTTGCAACCTGTCTAGCAGATTCAATCCCAGCTTTATCATTGTCAAAACAAAGAACAACATTATCAAATGATTCTACAAACTCAATGCTCTCTCGTATATCTTTAACAGCAGATGAAGCTCCACGTTTAATAGATACTACACTAGACTTACCTTGCATGAGTTCATAGACTGCCATTGCATCACACTCACCTTCGGTTATGGTTAAATACTTACCACCTTTGTTGCGATACAGTTGCTCACCGAACAACCCTGTCCCTTCAAACGTACCATTGCATGAGAAGTTCTTGTTGTCTACGTACCTAGTCTTGGTTGCAACTATCTCACTTCCATTATGAAATGGATAGATATGTTGCTTGACTTGACCAGCATGGTCTTTAACAACCTTCACACCAAACTTCCTTGCAGTTTGTTCTGATATATTCCTATCAGTCAATGGTGCATATACTCCTGTATATGAGTTCAAGAATGATGTCTCTGGTTGTTTCATGGGTACAATAGTGTTAGTACTTGTACTCATATCATCTGCTTTGTCATAGTCTGGAATGAAAGCATTACAGCTAAAACATTTAGCAGACCCATCAGCATTCAAAGAAACAGCATCACTACTATCACACTTGGGACAGGGTAGCTTATGTTTAATAAATTTTGTATTCAATTCTATCTCCTATAAAAAGTGAGGTTAGTCACGTGGTGGTTTAGTTCTCATTCGTGTTTCATACTTAACCTAATGTTTCGTAGGATTTTACAAAGTCGCACTCCTAACCTCGTTGTCGTTAAGATTCTTCTTCTACTGAAGCTTCATCTTCACTATCTTCCTCAATCAATGCATCATCTGTTAGATGTTCTTGCATTTGACCATTGAAGTTTTGAACTGCTGCATCAAGTACAGCAATTCGTCTACGCAAGTTGTTGACCTCATTGGTACACTCAACTATTACATTGAATAAACCTTGAGCATCTTGCGAAAGTTGTAGTACATCATACGAACCATTGTCGGTTCTGTATGTGACTTGTGGATTATTTTCATCAGTCATAATTAAAACTCCTCGTTACTATCGAAAAATTCAGAGCCATCCTCTGCTTTATATTCCACTAGCTCTACGACTTGAACACCCTGTAGGTCGAGACTCTTGCCAGTCTTACCAGCATACTCCCATTCAAATTCACTACATTGTACTCTTACCTTAGAGCCATTACCAACAGCTAGATTGATGTCTTGCTTGTTAGCATCAAGTAATCTTGGTGCATTCCTAATCATACCATTAGGACCATTCACCTTTCGCTTGATAACTAAAGCAGGACCTTCATCCATCTGCTTTACTGTGTGTCCACGACTAGCAAAGTCATCTGCTGTCGCTTGGTCAACAACAAGGTTGACTGTATACACAGGTTCAAAAGTCGTATTAGGTGTCTTAATACTTGCCCAATACGCAGTTCCTTCTACTATCATATTTACCTCCTATGATTAAGTTTGAAGTTGTTAAAGTTAGTGAGAGTGTTGAGCCAACTACTCTCGGAGTTGTGGTTAGAACCAAACCTACTAATACTTGGAGATAGAGGGCTTGTTCGGTTGCTCAAGATACTGAATCGTATCATACTTGCTCCTCTTTGTCAAGTAATATTTCATCTAAATATTCCAAGTTTATATCCTTATCTAGTATCTCTACTATAAAACTGTCACCATCATACGTCACAGTATGATTGATATTGATGTTAGCTTTAGCTTTGATTTCATCAACAGCTTCGACAAACTCTTTATACTCTTGTTTGTTCATTGTTGCTTTCATTATTACCTCCTATGCCAATGTCTAACTAAATGTGTAGCCATTAATAATATTATTATGACTCCCTCTAAAAATATTGCATCTCCTACATACATATTCATCTGCCTTGTCCTCGATATTTTTTATAAGTTCGCTTTTTGTTTTTGTTCATAGTAGACATTGCTATTTTAATACGTCTACCACGCCCTCCTACGCCCTGTGAGGAACTCTTTTTCACATGGTCTATAGTTTGTATTGTCTTGCCTCTTACTGCCATTCTTCCTTATCCTTCTTACGTTTGTCTTCATACTCAGTTAACCTTCTACCACTCTTAAATCCTGTAGTTATGGAAACTAACTTACCTTTGTCATACTTAGCCTCCATAAAACTCCACTCTTTATCAAGTCCTTCTTCTTCTAGTTCTTGTTTTCTTTGTAAGACTTTATACTTGTACTGTGTCATAATGCTGTGTAGTCTATCATACTATTGTTATAATTCAAAATTATGTGACAATTGTGTGACAATTTATTCATCTTCCAACATAAACTTATCCCATTCTTTTAGTTCTTCTGGGGTTAGTTTATCTGGGTAGTTCATGTAATCTTCAAATGCATTTCTAAATAGTCTACTCATATTCTATCTCCTTCTAATAATAAACCTTTGGCTACTAAATGAGCCACTTCTTCCATGATACATTGATAAATAAAACCTTCCTTACTGTCTTCACCTTCATAGTCTCTAACGTGAGTAAAGACTTTATCAACCAATACATCTAAACTTTCTTTGGATAGCAGTCGTAAGAACTCAAAGTCTCGAACTGCTACCTCCTCTATTCTACTGTATAAACTCATACACACCTCTCTCTAATTTTTTTTCTAAGTATTCTTATTGCTTCTAATATATCTAATTGTAAAACATCAATATATTTATCTTTTTTTGTATCAAAATATGACATACTAGAATACATATCAACAGGTAATTTTCTACCTAAAGCTTTTTCAATATCTAATATTTGTTTAAGTGTCATACGCACCTCTCTTTAAATTCTTCCTCACTCATTAAACCACAATCAATATAATGATGTTCAAGACTTTCTACAATATCATCTTTATCAGTTCCATTGTTTAAAACTGAATATATAATGTCAACTGCTTCATCAAAACTACCACACCATTCTTTTATCATTTCTCTTTTAATATTCATACACACCTCTCTCTAAATCTTTGTTCCATAATCTCATGTAGTATTTCATTTCTATCATCATCTGCATGAAGTCCTATCCTAGAGTAAGAAAATATCTCATCTTCTAATAGTCCTTCCTCATGTTCTGTAGTGACTTCCTGTTCTATCTGTTGCCATAACATATCTTCATGTACTTCTTTACTCATATTAAACCTCCATATCTTTTTAAATCTTCTTCTGTCCAAGTTTCATCTATTTCAACATGACCTCCAGCAAACATATCAGAAACCCATTCTTCAAAAGTTATTTTCATATCCCAATTGTCGTCTGTATTTTCTTTATAAGACTTTTTATAATCTAAATAATCTTTGTATAAAATTATTTGTGTTTTAATTTTCATAATTATTCTCCAAGTTAATTAATTTAAGTGCTAACTTTTAGCATTCCGAAGGAAAGTTAGCTTAACCTTGCCCTATTCTTATAATTTTTTACATTCAGTTTATCCACCCCATCACCATACTGCCAAAAGTATAAAATACTTTACTGAAAAACTATCCTTTATAATATAAAAGTTAGGGATATTTATATTATAAACATTGATAGTAAGTGCTACTTTTATTATTCACGAAAGAGTAGCAACTCTCGATAGTAGATTTTTTTATACTAGCACTCTATCTAGCTAGTTTATTAAGACTAAAGTTCTAACTCTTGTTGTTTAAAACTTATATCTTTTTCTTCTTTTTTCTTCATCATATCTTCTGTTTCTGTTGAAACTTCTTTTAAAGCTTCATATTGAAGACCATCATTAAGAAGAATTTCTTCTATTTTTTTTGTTATATCACTCATAAACATCTCCTTGTGTGTTTAAATTATGTAGACAGGGTAGCACACTATTATTTTGAAGTAAAATCATGTGACAATTGTGTGACAATCCTGTGAACTTTTATATTAATTTATACAGGCATGAAGCATATATACTTCTTACCTACGTTTAAAACTCTCCCTCTTTTAGTGCTGTAGGTATTAAACTTATTTAAGTTTCTAGTATTAGTAGCAACTCTAAATTTAAATCCTAACACGTTAAAGTGGTAGAAGTTCTTGTTATTGTTATAGCTATCTTTAAATATCTTTAACATATTTTTCTCCATAAAAATACTCTTTGCTTGTATAGGTGAAAGAGCTTAACCTAATTTTATTATTCTCCTTTTAATTCTCTTATTTCTCTTTCGAGTTTTTGTACTTCAGTAATTGGAAAAGCATTATTAAAACAAGATTTATATAATTCTATTTCTTCTTCTTTTTGTTTTATTATTCTTTCTATTTCTAATTTTTCCATGTTATCTCCTTTTAAAATTGCTGAATGATAAAGCTATCATCATCTATCATAATAACAGTAGTTTCTCTCTCTATGTCTCCGATAGTTTGATAATCCTCGCTATAATCAGCTTGAAACTCCTCAAAACTATCATATTCTCCATATTCACAACACAACGCAATAACATCTAATTCGATTGGTTGCCCTATGTCATCACCTAACATCTCTAGATATTCATATAATGCAATCAGTCCATTACGTGAAAAGTTTTCTTCTCTCCCCATCTTGCGAAATGCATCAATGAAATCATATTCATTTATTGTTGTAATCATTTTTTATTATCTCCAATAATTAAAGCGTATTTAAAATAGGCTACGCTTTTGTTTTGCCCTCTATATATACAATATATATATATATAAACTCTTTTAATCTTTTTGCTACTCTCTCACCTGTTGGTGATTTTCACAATTACTTAGTCTGTCTGTGTCTTAATAATATACTATCTAGTAAATGAAGTCTATTATTTTCCTCAAGACTTATTAAACCATTCACAAGATTAGCCGATATTTTTCTAGTTCCAATATGTATATCATTATTATAAAAATCTACTTTTGAAAGCTTTAATTGTCTTTTCTGTGCTTTCTTGAACTTTCTAGCTTCGTTTCTGTTTAGTTTTATTTTTGTTTTCATTCTTTTAATATACTCCTATTAAATAATTTTACAACACTTTTTTAATCTTTTTTTTCGCCTTTGTTTATAGGGCTTTTATTGATAGTAGCCACTTACATTTTTACATAGTTTTATAATTTTAATGTACGAAAGGTTTATTTTTGGCTTTCTCTCTCTTTTTTCTTCTTCCTCTCTCTCTTTTGTTTTGCCTTTCCATACATATATAAATCTATTACATATATATATATATATACATATAAATTAATTAAACTTTTTTATATTTAGTTATTGCTTATCTTGTTTATTAGTGTATATTTAACAATAGGAATTTTATTTAACTAACTTTAAAAGGTGAAAAATTATGAAAACAACAAAAGAAATAAAAATTGCTAACTTCATTCTAGATGTCTTCAAAGACAATGGATTATCTCATTCAAGGTATGCAAGTCATGGAGTTGAAGCAATAGAGGACATGAAAACAATTTCAAATGATTTAGAAGATTTAAAATGGCGAATTGTTAACAGAACAGAAAGAATTGGGAAACCTTCTGGCTTCTTGTCTCAATTAATGACAATTCAAGAGCAGTTACAATTTATTGATTTAGCTTTTAATAGCTTTGATGAAGATTTGATTTTACATATTTATAACCAAGACCACAGAATTGGCTTTAATCATTTAGTCCGTCAGCTTGATAAGGTTAAAGAAAAACTTTACCTATTAGGATATGATGAAGCAGAACAGAATAAACATTATTCCGAAGTTTATAAACTATGTGAAGAAATAAGAGAATTGAGTTGGTTGATTGATACTATCTTTTCAAAGCTTGAGGGCGAATATCAAGAACACAGCGAATACGTATAACTGAAACTCTTTCCCCTGAGTATAAGCCCCTCTTTATTGAGGGGTTTTTTTGTCTGTAATAAATACTTAACATATTAAAGTCTTGATATAAGGCACTCATAAAGCTGTTAAGGTGTTTGAGTCTGTAGATAATTAGAAAGCGTTAGAGGGCTTTCTAGTGAGTTTAAGAGTATGTTAGCTTTTAAAGTCTGTGAAGTTGTGGAGTTTTACTGTATGAAATCCACGCTTCAAAACTATAAAGACTTCATTAACTAGATTATCTTTTTAATCTTTATAGTTTTTTTTGCGGCTCTTGTTAGGTTTTGAAGTCTTGAAAGTCTGTGAAGTTATCAACAGGCTTTGAAGTCTGTGGATAAACTGTTAATAACTTGGTCGGCTCTAAGGTGTTGATACTTGGGGGTTTATTTAGGCTATAAGGTAGGCAGGAGTCACCCACCCCCACCCCTATATATATGTAATGCTTACACAAAATTACAAAAACTAGGTATTAACCAGATAGCTAACAACAGGTTAACGACCCGACTATATAGTCTTTAATAATTTTAAAGGAAATTTAGATATAATATAGCCATTACACAAAGCCATGAAAAGGCTTGTAGAATTGTAGCGACTATAATAAACTTGAATTGTTTATTGGTTTGAGGTGTGAGTTCAGTTTTTAACCATTCATCGAACTCTTCAGGTGTAGCATCTCTAGGTTTGTTTAATAATAATGCTTCTTGTTGTGGATAAGAAGTAATAGTAGAAGCTTTATTACGCTTCCAAGGGTCTTGTTTGCTCATATGTTTGGTATGTATATAACCCGGGGGGTCTATAATATTATTATACAGTTAGAATCGCACTTTGTCAATAGTTTTTTAAATTATTTTAAAAGACTTGACAAATGTTAAATATACCTGTATACTATTAAACATGGCTATACTTCCGAGCATAGATAATAATACACGTAAAAGAGAACTAACTGACAAACAAGAAGCTTTCTTACAGCATCTAGTGGAAACACAAGGTGATGCTAGAGAGGCTGCTAAACTTGCTGGTTATTCTTCTCATTATCACCACGTGGTTAAGACGTTAAAGTCTGAAATATTAGAACTAACTCAGGAGGTATTAGCCAACTCTGCACCGAAAGCAGCATTTAAGCTGGTTGAGATTATGGAATCTAAGAGACCTATAATCCAAGCTAACAATAAATTAGCAGCAGCTCAGACTTTATTAGATAGAGTTGGTGTTGGTAAGGTAGATAGAGTAGATGTAAATCATAACGTCAATAGTGGTGGTATCTTTTTAATGCCTGACAAACAACCTTTAGATTTAGAGGAAGGAGATTATGAGGAAGTATCTAGCTGATGTTTTATACTTTGCTAGGAACAATCCTTTGTGGTTTGGTTTTTTCTTTATTGTTGGTTGGATATTAGGACTAGGAATAAAAGATTTATTATGAAGATATTTCTAACTGAGGTTATGCAAGATAACAAAATGTTAGTTGGACCATACATTAAAGCTAGTAATATAGATGAAGCTATACAAATAGCAGATATGTATGCTCTAACTGTAGTTGGTGAATTACATGAATTAAATCATCAACTCCCAATTGAAGGAGACACAGTACACTAATGTCACATGAGAATAGAAAAAAAGCTTTATTAAAAAAGCATAATTTATCTGGAGTAAATAAACCTAAACGTACTCCGGGTCATAAAACTAAATCCCATATGGTGTTAGCTCAAGTTGGTCATCAATTAAAATTAATTCGTTTTGGTCAAAAAGGAGCAAAGACTGCAGGTAAACCTAAAGCAGGTGAGTCTGCTAGGATGAAAGCAAAGCGTAAAAGCTTTAAGGCTAGACATGCTAAGAATATTGCTAGAGGTAAAATGTCAGCAGCTTATTGGGCTGATAAGGTTAAATGGTAAGAATGTTTAATAAGCTACATAAATTTATGAAGCGTGGTAGAATACATAAGATTTGGAAACTATTTGACTAATGGCATATTCACAGAAAGTAGTAGATAGGTTTGAAAGTGTCTTAAACAATCCACAGAAACATTCTGTTGGTAGGTTTGACCCTAAAGACCCTAACGTTGCTACAGGTATGGTGGGTGCACCTGCATGTGGTGATGTTATGAAACTACAAATAAAATTAAACGATGATGTTATAGAAGATGTTAAGTTTAAAACTTATGGTTGTGGAAGTGCGATTGCATCTTCTACTATGTTTGTAGATATGCTCAAAGGTAAAACTATAGAAGAAGCTAAACTTATTAAAGATAAAGATATAGCAACAGCTTTAGAGTTACCAGCTATTAAACTACATTGTAGTGTCTTAGCAGAAGATAGTATACGTCAAGCAATAAAAGATTGGGAACAAAAAACAATACATAGAAAACATAATTATTATAAGGAGTAAAATATGGAACAAGTAATAGGATTAGTTGTAGTATTAGCTGTAGTAGGCTATGTAGTTTATAAACAAAAACCTGAATGGGTTGAATACGTATTAAGTTATTTTAAAAAGTAAATGACAACAAATAGTAGTGTTGGTAAAGGTTCTAAACCTCGACCCATTACTATATCAAAAGAACAATACCAGAAGAACTGGGATAGGATTTTTAAGAAAGGAAAACGTAAAGATGCCTCACGCTGGAAACTTTAAATTAAAACCATTACATAAGCAAGAGAATAGATTGCCTATGTCTCGTGGTATTAATAAAGATAACCGTAAACAGTTTGAGGATAACTGGGATAGAATTTTTAATAAAGGAGCAAGTAATGCCAAGAAAAAAAGCAACGACTAAAAAGAAAAAGTCAACTGTAAATAAAGCTGGTAATTATACCAAGCCCACTATGCGTAAGAGGCTTTTCGAGAAAATCAAAGCCGGTTCTAAAGGAGGTAAACCCGGTCAATGGTCAGCTCGGAAAGCCCAGCTTTTAGCTAAACAATATAAAGCTAAAGGTGGTGGCTATAAATAATGGAAGAAATTAAAGGTTTATACTGGGATGAAGTAACACAAAAGCTTTATCCCTATAATGAATGGAGACAAGTATTAAAAGAAAATGACATTAAAGCAAAGTCAAAAAAGTCTTAGAAGTTGGACTAAACAAAAATGGGGAACTAAGTCTGGTAAAAAGTCTAGTGAGACTGGGGAACGTTATTTACCTAAAGCAGCTCGTGATGCATTAAGTCCTGCAGAGTATGCAGCAACTTCAAGAAAGAAAAGAGAAGATACTAAAAAAGGTAAACAGCATTCTAAACAACCAAAAAAGATAGCAAGAAAGACTAGACAATTTAGAAAGGTTAGATATGCTGGTGGTCTTGCTACTCAAGCAGATTTTTTAAATAAATTTACTCCTAGTAGTGAAACTGTATTTGATAAAACAGATAATCAAATGGATAGTTTAAGAAAAGATTTATTAACTAAAAATCCATACGAAGGAGAAGCAACGCCATTAACACCTGCAGTTCCTCCACAAAAAATAGAACCTATATCTCAGGAAGAGCTTAATAGAAAAGAATTTGAAGAATTGAGAAAAGGTCCATTAAGAAGAAAAGTTGAAAAGAATTTAAAATATGACCCAGTTGCTAAAAATTTACATAAATTTGGTACAAGTTTAATAGGTGAAGGTGGAATTATATTTGACCCTAAAAGTCCTGTAGATATAGTATTAGCCGCAGTTCCACCAGCTAAGGCTGCTAAATTACCTATTCAAAAAATTATTGAAAAAAATAAAAAAGTTCCTGACTTATTTAATATTGATTTTATAGATATTAACAATCTAAATATAAATAGAAAAAAATTAACTGAGTATCAAAAAAGAATAAGAGGTTTTGGTGATAATCAAATTGATTTAAGTAATGACCAAATTCAATTAGTTGAAGATTGGGTGCAACGTTCAAGTCCAGATAGTATAGAATTATTTGATATGCTAGAAAAAACTGGATTAAGTATTAATTCTAAAGCATATTTAAAAACAAATTTTGCTGATAAAGATGATAATATAATAGTATACCGTTATATTCATTTACGGGAGGGTAAACCTTTAACTTCAGACAGAGGTATAGTATCTTCAAGTTTAAACCCTCAATTTTCGGTTAATGAAGCTAGAAGTACTGGAAAAGTTACTACAACTAGAATAACAGAAAAAGGAAAACAAGAAGGTTATACCTCTAAACCATACGATGATTTTATGGATAGACAATTTGCTGAGTCTAACGGTTTAATTGAAAAAGTAATTCTTAGACCAGATGAAAGTCTTGTACTAGAATATAAAGTACCTTTAAATAGAGTAAAAGGTTATCTTCCAGCTGTAAAAGAATCTATATCAGAATCTTCTAAAGAAAATGCAGCAATTGAAAGAATTTTATTAAACCGATATGATGATGTTGAATATAAAAGACAAGAGTATAAAGATATGGGTTATGATGAAGATAATCTATCTGATTATAACTTAGCAGAAGAATTAACAGAGTTAAACCCTACAGCTGATATAGACTATAATTTAGATGCTGATGAGTTTGAGGTAATAGCAGATTTAAAAAATCTTAAACCTTTAAATGTTTATAAAGTAAATGATAAAACAATAGAGTTAAAAAAATAATGTTTTTACCTGATGAATATATAAGAAGAACTTCGTCAACTATACCGTTTGGGTATGAGTTAGATGGAAACTTTGAAGGTTATTTAAAACCAATAACAGAAGAATTACAAATATTAAAAGAGGTGTCCGAAGCTGTATTTCATGGTGAAATTAGTCTAGGTATTGGAGTAGATTGGTTAGAAGCAGAGACAGGACGTAAGATGTCAAGACCGGGATTGAAAAAATACGTAGATAAAACATATGGCAGAAGATAAAAATAAATCAACAAAAGACTTGACAAATGTTCAAAACACCTCTATAATAGAGAATAATGGTACTACAACTAAAAAAGTTGGTAGACCAAAGAATAGTGAACTTTCAAACGTTAAGTTAGCACTACAAGCTAAAAAACGTTTAGATAAGAAAAGTAAGAAAGTTAAGAAGCTAACAAGAAGTTTAGCTCGAGTACAAAAAGAAGTTGCTAAAGAAGAAAAAGCATTAACTTCAAATGTTGTAACTGAATCAGAAAGTAAAACCTTACCTGACTCAATACAAGAACATTTAGATACTACTGGTTCTTATGTGGCATTTATGCCCAATGATGGACCACAAACAAATTTCTTAGCTGCTGCCGAAAAGGATGTACTCTACGGTGGAGCAGCCGGTGGTGGTAAAAGTTTCGCAATGTTAATTGACCCCTTGCGTTCTTGCCACATACCAGAACATAGAGCCTTGATACTTAGAAGGTCTATGCCAGAGTTAAGAGAACTTATAGATAAGTCTCGAGAACTCTACCCTAAAGCATTTAAAGGTGCTAAGTTTAGAGAGGTAGAAAAACTTTGGAGTTTTCCTTCAGGAGCAAAGATAGAATTTGGCTTCTTGGAAAAAGATGCAGATGTGTATCGGTATCAAGGACAAGCGTATAGCTGGATAGGGTTTGATGAGATAACTCACTTACCTACAGAGTTTGGTTGGAACTACTTAGCATCACGACTAAGAACAACTAACCCAGAGTTACAAACTTATCTACGTTGTACAGCTAACCCCGGTGGTGTAGGTGCACAATGGGTTAAGAAAAGATATGTAGAAGCCTCTGAGCCAAATACAACATTTAAAGGCACAGATGGTTTAACAAGAAAGTTTATACCAGCATTGTTACAGGACAACCCCTACCTTGCTGAAGACGGTGAGTATGAAAGGATGCTACAATCCTTACCAGCAGTTCAACGAAGACAACTGCTTGAAGGTAACTGGGATGTAGCTGAAGGTGCAGCGTTTGCTGAATTTGCACCAGACGTACATGTTATAACACCATTTGAATTACCAAATTGGTGGGAACGAATAAAAGGGGTTGACTATGGTTATGCTGCTGAGAGTTGTTGTCTATGGGCTGCTATTGACCCCGATGATAAGACCATCATTATATATAGAGAATTATACAGAAAAGGTCTAACAGGGGAAGCACTCGGTGACACTATAACACAAATGGAAGAGAATGAAATCAAATCTATTCCGGGTGTGTTAGATACATCAGCATGGTCAAGGACTGGATATACAGGTCCTACTATTGGTGAGACACTTGTCAATAGAGGACATAAATTAAGAAGAGCTGATAAGAATAGGATAGCAGGTAAGACTCAAATACATGAGCATCTACGACAGCGAGAAGGAAGTGGTAGACCAAGGTTACAAATATTTAGTAACTGTGTCAACCTAGTAAAAGAATTACAAGGTATACCATTATCAAGTAAGAATCCTGAAGACGTAGATACTAAAGCTGCCGACCATGCATATGATGCATTACGGTATTTAATTATGAGTAGACCAAGATTAGACCATCCACATGATAGGATGTTAAGAATTAAATCAGATATATATCAACCTTCAGATAATACATTTGGATATTAATAAATGGCAGAAGACAATACATTTTTAAATGCTGACAATCTTTACGATGACGTTGAAGGTGAATCTGGAAAAACATTAAGTTTAGAAGAAGACCAACAACGTAATCTTATTGGGATTATTAAAGGTAGATATACACAAGCAGAGAATGCTCGTGACCTCAATGAAAGACGTTGGATTAAAGCATACGAAAACTATAGAGGTTTGTATGCAAAGAATGTTAGATTTAGAGAATCAGAAAAGTCTAGAGTATTTGTTAAAATAACTAAGACTAAAGTTCTTGCAGCATTTGGACAACTAGTAGATGTTATCTTTGGTACAGGTAAGTTTCCTATTGGAATAGCAGAAACAAAAGTACCAGAAGGTGAAACTGATGTAGCTCATCTGGATATTAATAATCCTAACCCTAACATTGAAACCAGCGAACCTGAGATACCTGATGATATAGGTAATCGAATAGACAACCCATATGATGTAGGTTATGAAGGTGATGGTAAAACTTTAAAACCCGGAGCATCTTTTTATAATGGAGTTTTTGCAGATAGTATAGAAGACCAAGCAATAGATGCTGGTATCTTGACAGACGGTGCAAGTGCTAATCCTCAAGCAATAGAATTATCTCCAGCCCAGAAAGCTGCGAGAAGAATGGAAAAACTTATCCATGACCAGATTGATGAGTCGAATGGTTCTTCGGAAATACGTAATGCTCTTTTAGAATCTGCTTTACTTGGTACAGGGATTGTAAAAGGACCATTTAATTTTAATAAAAAGTTACATAAGTGGGACACTAATGAAGAAGGTACAAGAGAATATAACCCACTAGAAGTTAGAGTACCTAGAATAGAGTTTGTAAGTTGTTGGGATTTTTATCCAGACCCTTCAGCTACTAACATGGAAGAATGTGAATACATAGTTCACAGACATAAAATGAACCGTAGTCAATTAAGACAACTACGTAACATGCCATACTTTGATGAAGATGCAATTCGTGATGCTATTCAAATGGGTGCTAACTACGTTGAAAAAGATTACGAGTATGCTATTCGAGATGATAATCAAACAGAAGAAGATTATCAATCAAACTTTGAAGTGCTTGAATACTGGGGTATTATGGATGCCGAGTATGCACGAGAAGTTGGAGTTGAACTAAGTGATGATATTGATGACTTAGATGAAGTGCAAATTAATGCATGGATATGTGGTGATAAAGTTTTAAGAGCAGTAATTAATCCATTTACGCCTTACAGATTACCATACCATGCTTTCCCATATGAAAGAAATCCATATAACTTTTTTGGTATTGGGATTGCAGAAAACATGGATGACAGTCAACAGATTATGAATGGTCATGCAAGAATGGCTATTGATAACCTAGCAATGTCAGGTTCATTAGTATTTGATGTTGATGAGTCTGCTTTAGTTGGTGGACAATCAAAATATATCCGGGTAAGATATTTAGAAGACAAGCAGGAATGCCCGGACAAGCAATACATGGATTAAAGTTTCCAAATACATCACAAGAAAACTTGATGATGTTTGATAAGTTTAGACAACTTGCCGATGAACAAACTGGGATACCTAGTTATTCACATGGACAAACAGGAGTGCAAAGTATGACAAGAACTGCCTCTGGTATGTCAATGTTGCTTGGAGCAGCAAGTTTAAATATAAAAACTGTTGTCAAAAATCTTGATGACTTTTTATTAAAACCATTAGGTGAATCATACTTTCAATGGAACATGCAGTTCTTAGAAGATGTGCTTGATGTAAAAGGTGATTTAGAAGTTAAAGCTACTGGTACAAATAGCTTGATGCAAAAAGAAGTACGAAGTCAAAGACTAACTATGTTCTTACAAACTGCACAAAGTCCAGCTATTGCACCATTTGTAAAAATTTCTAAACTCGTTAGTGAACTTGCTTATAGCTTAGACTTAGACCCAGAGGAAATACTTAATGACCCTGAAGAAGCAGCTATCATGGCACAAATAATAGGAATGCAAAATGTTGGACAAAATAATGGCGAGGAAACTCAACCCGGTGGTGAACAGTCCCCAATGGGAGGACCTGAAGGAACACCTCAACAACCTCAAGATGCTGGACCTACAGGCAATGGTGGTGGCACAATCGGAACAGGAAATGTACCGGCTGCAGGGGAGACTACGTTTGCTGGGACTCCTAGAGCAGTTGCCGGAGCTGGTGAAGGAGGCACTTAATAGAAAAGAGGATGCATAATATGTTAGAAGATGATAAAACAAGACTAGGTTTTGCTAATGGTGAAAGTGATAGTAGTATATTAGATGAAAGATTAGAAGCTATGATTGCAAATGAAGTAAAACTTATTGAAGAATATGGCGATGATTATTTTAAAAGTGGAACTGGTAAAATTTTAGGTCGTTTTCAAAGAGGTTTAGGAGCTAGTGGAAAAGGTCAAAGAACATTTACAAATATGAGAACAGCTAATAATCAAATGGGTAATATGTATACTAATGAAGAATTAGCTAATATGCTTAATACAGGTTTTGAAAATGCAGGATTAGAAAATAGATTTAAATTATCTGAAGACCTACGAACTAGAGAAAAAAAAGCTGAAGGAAAATTAGTAGGTGACCAAAAAAAATTAGATGTTGATGGTGATGGAAATATTGATGCAGATGATTTTACTAAGTTAAGAGAACAAAAACAAGAAGGTGGTTCGATGGATGACCAAATGCAAATGGCTATGAATCAACCTATGCTTCCAGACGAAGAGATGGAAGATAACTATTTAGATTTTATAATTGACGAAGCATTAGATGAAGAAGAAGAAAGTATGCTTATGTCAAAACTTGAACAAGATGAGCAACTATCTATGCTATTTGATAAAGTAATAGAAGTTGCTTCAGAATTTGCTGGGTCTGGTCCTGTAGAAGGTCCGGGTTCAGGAGTCTCCGACAGTATACCTGCAAGGTTGTCTGATGGAGAATTTGTCTTTACTGCAAAAGCTACAGAGCAAATCGGAGCTGATGAATTGATGCGTATGATGAAAGATGCTGAAGCTGATGCAGATAGACAAGGTATAGAGGAAAGAAAAACTATGGCTCATGGTGGACCTCATAATGAAGATAGAATGCAACAAGAAACTGACCAATTTGGTAGACCTCTTGATGTTGACTTAACTCGTGATGAGATAGAAAAAAACATGATGTTAGTTAATCCTCGATACCAATAAGCGATAGAGCTACCCTATTAGCGTAGGCACTCTATTATATTAACCCTTGAGGCTACCTTTACAAGACAAGCCCTGCACGTGCACAACGCAGCTACCTTGTTTCCGAAGCCCCGACTAGGAGAAAGAATATGACTAATGAAGTCCAAAAAGAGGAAACGCCAAATCCTTATAATCAAAAAAAATCTTGGCACGAAGGTAATGATAAACCTTTTGAATCAGCAGATGGGTTATACTTTGATAAGCCAGAAGATAAGAATAAATTATTCAAATCTAATAGCATTGAAAAAGCAGTAGACCCTGATAATGTTGATGTAGAAGAATTGGAAACTACTAAGGATACACCTTATAAAAGACCAAACTACAAAAAACGTTATGATGATTTAAAAAGACATTATGATACTAAACTTAATGAGTTTAAACACAGAGAAGAAGAGCTATTAACTCAAGTTCAACAACCTGAATATACAGCTCCTAAAACTGAAGAAGAACTAGAAAAGTTTAAAACAGATTATCCTGATGTCTACGAAGTAGTAGAAACTGTTGCTCATATGCAATCGGAGTCTAAGGCAAAAGTTCTAGAAGAACGTCTTAGCAAACTTCAAGAACGTGAACAAGAGTTAGTACGAAAAGATGCAGAAAAAAGGTTAATGGATAGACATCCTGATTTTGAAGATATTAGAAACAGCGATGACTTTCATGCATGGGCAAAAGAGCAACCGGATTCAATTCAGAAATGGATTTATTCAAATGCTAATGATGCCGATTTAGCTTCACGTGCTTTAGATTTATTTAAAAAAGATATTGGTATGGATGTTCCTAAAGAGACTAAGTCATCTTCTAGGACTAAAAAATCTGCTGCTGATATGGTGTCAACTAAAACAACAACAGTTGAACCTAAACAGGAAAAGATTTGGTCCGAAAGGGAGATTGCTGCAATGAGCATGGATGAGTTTGATAAGTACGAAGAGGAAATATCAAATGCTATGCAAGAAGGCAGAATCACAAAGTAAACTATTATAACACAAAGGAGAAAGTATCATGGCTCAATTTTTTGAACCCTCAACCGATACTAATGCTAACTTTGCTAACTCCGTAAGTGGACAGGCTAATAGTTTCTTCCTACCTAGTATTTATTCTAGAAAGGTTTTAAACTTTTTTAGAAAGAGCTCAGTAGTAGAAGCTATTACAAACACCGACTATGCTGGTGAAATATCTGCTTATGGAGACTCTGTAAAGATTATCAAAGAACCTGTAATTTCTGTATCTGACTATACAAGAAATTCAGATACAACTGAAACTAGATTAACAGACCAAGAACTTACTTTGGTTGTTGATAGTGCTAAAGCTTTCAAATTCATCGTAGATGATATTGAAACTAACATGTCACATGTCAACTTCAAAGAGGTCGCTACATCATCTGCTGCATATGCATTAAGAGATTCATATGATGCTGCTGTTATAGCTTCTATGTTTTCAGGTGTTTCAACATCAAGTCCAGACCATGCAATAGGTGCTGACGCTGCTGCTGCTACCCAAACTATGGGACAGCATCAAGGTGGCTCAAATTCTATTGACTTAACTGGGTCTGATGGAACAGGAGCTGACCCGTTAGACGTTATGGCATTTATGGCTAAATTACTAGACGAACAAAATGTTCCTGAAGAAGGAAGATGGTTTGTTGCTCCACCTTCATGGTATGAGCAACTTTCACAGTCTGGTTCAAAGCTAATGAGTGTTGACTTTAACGCAGGTCAAGGTTCAATTAGAAACGGATTAGTATCAAGTGGAAAACTAAGAGGTTTTGATATGTACAAATCTAACAATATCGCTGCTGCAAGTACAGCAAGTGGTAAAGTGTTAGCTGGACATATTTCATCTACAGCTACTGCTCAAACTATTATTTCAACAGAAACATTAAGAGACCCAACGTCTTTTGGTGATATAGTTAGAGGACTGCATGTATATGGTGCAAAAGTACTAAGACCTGAAGCTTTAGTTTCAGCGTTCTATGCAATCGATTAAGATTGACCAACTCGGGGGAGTCTTCGGACTCCTCCACTTTTAAGGAGATAAAAATATGTATGGAAAGAAAAAAATGAAAGATGGTGGTCGTGCTCAATACAAACATGGTGGTGGAGTACATTACTATAATTCAATAGAAGAAAAAGAAAAAAAATGTAGCGAAATGGTAGGCTATAACGAAAGTTTAAAAGAAAAACAAAAATAATGAAAGTTAAAGCACCAAAAGGTTATCATTGGATGAAACAAAAAAATGGTAGTTTTAAATTAATGAAACACAAAGGCAAGTTTGTAAAACATAAAGGTGCTAGTTTAACTGCAAACTTTGCTATACAAAAAGTACATACAAAATAATGGCAACAACATATTTAGATTTAAGTAATGAAGTTCTAAGAGAACTAAATGAAGTAGTATTAACATCTGGTACGTTTGCTTCAGCTACAGGTATTCAATCATTTGTTAAAGATGCAATTAATAAATCATTGTTTGATGTAGCTAATGCAGAACCACAGTTACCTTTTTTTAGTGCTGGAGTAAGTGGTAGTACAGACCCTTTTTACGGTAATGTAACTGTAGCTACTGTAGCAGGACAAAGATGGTATACATTAAAAGCTAGTAGTTCTAGTATAACTTCAGATTATGCTGCAGTTGACTGGGATGATTTTTATATTACTACTATTAATGTAAGTGGTGAATCAGCTCCATATACATCTACAGGGTTAAAATATTTAACACTAGCAGATTGGAAAAGATATTATCGAGATACAGAAAATGCAGATGATGCTGATACACAGAACTATGGTGAACCTAGATATGTATATAAAAGCCCAGACCATAGAAAGTTTGGATTAAGTCCAATACCTGATAAAGTTTATAACGTACATTTTTATGCTTTTGAAAAACCAACAGCTTTATCAGCATATGATGATACTATACCAATGCCAGAACAATACAGTAATGTATTAACAGCTAGAACTAGATATTATGTACATCAGTTTAAAGAAAATATACAACAAGCTGCTATGGCATTAGATGATTATAGGAAAGCTTTACGTCATATGAAAAGTAATTTAATTAATCCACAGCCAAAGTATATGACAGATGATAGGAGATATTTCTAATGGCAGCATCTATGCCATTTTCAGTACCACTACAAGGTGGTCTTAATAAATCTACTAACTCGTTAGCATTATTAAGAACTCCCGGAGTTGCAACAAAGTTAAGAAACTTTGAGGTATCTATTGAAGGTGGTTACAGAAGAATAAATGGTTATACATTATTTGGTGGTGGTAGTGCTGTTAGACCTAATACTGCAGAAGATATAGAAGGTTTAGCAGTATACGCAGACGGTGCTGTAGCTGTAGCAGGTAATGATATATTTTTTAGTCAAGACGGTACAAGTTATTTACAAATAAATAAAGCTAGTGTCGATGCTGCTGGTGATAATTATAGTACCTTTTCAGGACGTAGTGAGTTATCATTAACATCAATAGACCAATGTGAGTTTGCATTATTTGAAGGTACTTCAGATTACGGTGAATTAGTTATAACAGATAAAAGTGGCAACAATAAACCTTTTTTATTTAAAATGACAGGTACATCTGCAGTATTAAGTTCAAGAACATTTTTTGTTAGTCAAATAACAATTAGTGGTTCTAAGACAGCAAAGTTTTGTACTATCCATGATAATCACTTAGTTGTATCTGGAGACCCTAGTACACCTAATACTATATATTATAGTGCTACTGGTGACATAGATAGTTTTAGTGGCACAGGTTCAGGTAGTATAACATTAGAAGATAAAGTAGTTGGACTAAAAAGTTTCCGTAACGAACTATTTATATTTTGTCAAAACTCAATATTTAAGTTGCAAAATATAAATAATTCTAGTACTATAGCAGTCGTACCAGTTACTAAAAACGTAGGTTGTGTTGATGGACAAACTATTCAAGAGATTGCTGGTGACTTAGTATTCTTAGCACCAGATGGTTTTAGAACAGTTGCAGGTACAGCAAGAATTGGTGACGTTGAGTTAGGAACTATAAGTCAAGCTATACAACCAATTATAAATGATATTGTAGCAGCTAAAAGCACATTACAATTTAGTAGTGTTGTTATTAGAGATAAATCACAATATAGAATGTTTTACAGTACATCAACAGATACTGCAGCAACATCAAAAGGAATTATAGGAACATTAAGACCTAATGGTTTTGAATGGTCAGAAACATTAGGCATACAAGCTCCAGCTATTGCATCAGGATTTAATAGTAGTGGAGTAGAAAAATTTTATCATGGTGATAGAGATGGTTATATTTATAATCACGATACAGGTAATGCATTTAATCCAGCAGGAACATCTACAAATGTAGAAGCAGAGTATCAATCACCAGATTTTGATTATGGAGATTTAGGTACATTGAAAACTTTGGATTATGCAAAGATTGCCTTTACTCCAGAAGGTGATGCACAACCAACACTTAGAATTAGATTTGACTATGACAGTTTAAATACTCCACAACCTGCTGACATAGTATTAGATTCTATACCAGAACCAGCTATTTTTGGTGTAGCTTTATTTAACTCACAAAAGTTTGGAGCATCTGAACAACCTTTAGTAAGACAAGGTTTATCAGGTAGTGGACACAGTAACTTTTTTAAAATTTTTAGTGCAGATACAAATGCACCATATGCAATTAACGGACTATATGTAACATATAGACCTTCAGGTAGACAATAGGAGATATAAAAAATGGCAGGATATACTAGACAAAGTTCATTTAGTGATGGCGATACCATTACTGCTGCACTTTTTAACAATG